GTTGCGCGGGTGCCGCTGGCTGAACCAGACAAGCTCATTGCTGCCAACGCTAAGTTTTCGTCATCAGGGATGTTGGTGGTATGCTGCGCAACTTTTCGCCCGTTAACAAAAAACGTCACGCTGCCAGTGCTGGCGACGTTAAACGACAGCACAGCGTAGGTGTCATCAGCCAAGTCAACGCCAGAGTCGGTACTGGTCTCCGTGCCGTTCTTCTCGGTTTTGCACAGGATTGATGCGTTACCGTCGTCCACTTGAAACACAATGCGGTCAGTTGCAGTCAACATTGCTTCTGGGTTAGTTGCAAAGTTCAACGTCAAACCAGCGCAAATGTCAGTCTGGTCAGCGTCGTTGCACTTCAGGCGCGTTGAAAAGTAGATGTTTTTGTCTGCAGCAACTGCGAAAATTTCGTTGCCCTGAATAGAAGCACCATCGTTGTCAGTTGTGGCAGCAGAGGTCAGTGCTACTTCACCGCCGACCGTGTCAGCGACGATAGCAACGGTAGCACTGGAGTCCTTGACCACAGTCCAGCTGTTTGTTGTGTCTATCGCAACACCGACAAAGTCATCAAGCAGTGAAAATACTGACAGATCGATGCCAATGGGCATGTCAGTCATACCAGCGAAGAGCGCGCTTGTGTTTGCACCAGAATAGAGTAACGGACCGGAGTAATGAGTAGCCGACATAATGAAATCCTCACATGCGAGTGTTGCGCTTCAGTCTGCATGTCGTCCGCCCGGTCGGTCTGCAGCGCGTAAAATGTTCCGGGGTTACGTACTTTTTACGCTTTTTGGGGGAAGGTGTCAATGGTCTCGCCCTTTAATGCCCGCCTTGCGTTTTCTGTTTTCCAATCCTCCCTCATGCATGCTGTGCAACTGCCTTTGACTTTCCGGGGGGATATATGCCCTCGGACACAAGGCATCCCCGTAAAATACTCTTTGCTTCCCGCAGCTTTAGCAGCCTGTCGGGTACGGGGGTAGCTTGCGTACTCCTCAGATATGCTAGGACCTTGGTTAGGCGCCGCGTCTGCATAAGACAACACCCATCCTGCCAACACACCACATTTTACCGGCTTTCCTGATCCGCAGGCTCTAATGGTGGTAGCGATAGAAACCCCCAGCTCGTCCCGCATAACGGATAACCCTGCGAAAATACGCGTCTGCCCATCGGGGAGCCTTGCGAAAACAGCTCTGCGAAGCTTATTTTTAGTCTCTTCAGTATGCGTTTTGCCCAACCAGTTCTGGTTGCCCGCATTGGCGATAGAAAGACTTCGGCGGTGTTCTTCGGTTCGTTCCGGTTTAGCCACCCCTCGCTGTGTGTCCCCTATCTTTTGTCGGACATCGGGGCTTACCGCCTGACCGTAGCGGTAGTGCTCGGTGCCGGCGTGTTTGCCTGTACGGCTAAGGCTCATCTTTTGTTTGCTAACCTCAGACATGGGTATCCCTAGCCGTGGAGCCTCAGCCCCGGTGTTAATGTTATAACACTCAGGTAGTCCAACATGCACGGCCAAGTACCTGTCCTCCCAAACAAGTTGAGACTCACCTGTTGGAACCTCCGATAGTATTTCAAAAACAAACGCGTCCGCGCCGTATTTATTCCAAGAAGCTTGAAGGTGCGGGTTCTTATGCGCCCCTCTTTTTAAATCGTTCTTGTGCTGCCACTCGCGGCGAGCAAAAGACTCTGTGCTGCCGATGTAGTACTTGTTGTTAATCATGTTTGTAATGCGGTAGATAACAGCCATTTTAGCTTCTCCTTACTGGGTATTTTAGATAGTAATCCCGCTAAAGAGTGTTGTCAAGCCTTGTATCGCTATTTTACCATTACAATAAAAAAGGGCCCCGAAGGGCCCTTAGTAACGACGTAAGTCGTTGATTTTGCTTACGGAGTGCCGGGTGAACCGAATATTCCGCGAGGATCAGAGAAGCCGAACGAATATCGCTCTCTTGCTTTATAACGAACGTTGCCCGTATCAAAGTCGCCTTCAAAGCCGGTTTTGATCGCAGCACGGTTGAACATCTTCATGCCGTTAGGCGCGTCGGTCTTGATGAAGAACGCATCTGGATCGACGAGGAAGTGGTTAACAGTGTAGCCCTGCGGAACCATGCCCATGTTGCGGATAGCGTTAATGTCGTTATCCGCTGTGCCTACGCGCAGGGTTGACTTCATGATACGGTCAGCAGTGAACTGCAGCTCTTTCGGGATGATCAGCTTCAGGCCCTGAATCGCGATCTTCAGACCGCGCTCATCAGTGAAGGCAGCGATGTCGATCAGCGCCTGCTCCAGTGAGGTTTCAGAGAGGTCTGCAGATACAGACAGCTCGTTACGCAGATTTGGACCACTCAGCGTAGGGTGATCTGTTGCGCAAAGCGCAACGCCGTCGCCACCGATTGAGGTGGTGAATGCGCCGTTCAGAATGGCAGCAGCTTTGATCTGCTTGGTCTGCGCCATTGAACGAGCCAGAGCCTTGGTGTAACGCACAGACAGACGGTCGTAGAGGTTGTCTTCTACGGCTTCTTCGGTCAGGCTGAACGCCAGAGCAATGGTTTCGTGGGTGTAGCGAGCGGTGTAGACTTCTTGCGCGTTGTCGTACTCGACACCTGCGCCTTCAGACTTCACGGGTGCTTCGCCAAAACCGGAGAGCATAACTTCTTCTTCAAATGCGCGGTCAGAAGATTCGATTGAATAAATCTCCGTGTGCTCATTTTCGTAGTTGTCGTACTCCATACCGAACAGAGCGTTAAGACCCGGCTCAAGTTCGGCGACTAATTGGGAACGAGAAATAGCCATGAGTTAGCTCCTATTATGGCGCAGTATTAGCAACGCCAGCGCTGCCATACATGTGTGCGTTAATTTTAACCACAACATCAACGTGATTTGTAGCACGTTCGTTGCTGGGACTGTTATAGAAGCCCACAACCTTCAACACCAAGCCTGCTGTGTTAGCAATGGTAGATGAGTCAAGCTCGGTCGCAGACAGGCCAGTAGTAGTGCTGCCGGCGGTGTAGGCGATGTTAGCGTTCAAGCCGATATCTGCCTGCACAACGTCTTCATCCGCCTGAATCAGGAACAACTGACTGGGATCGTCTACCACTTCTGCGCTGATAACGCCGGTAGTGATGTTAACCGAACCCGGGTAGTAGTTCTTCCAAGTGGGCTTGCCGCTTGTAGGATCAATGTAGTTACAGCCGTTGAATACGCCCAACGCTACAGTGTGCAGCGTGGAATCGTACTTTACGACATAACCGCTAGAGAGTGTGACCAAATCCCCTTGATAAATTGCGCCAGACTGGTTGTCGTTGATCTCATAAGCGAACTGCTTCTGAGCTCCAGTGGCGGACAAGTTACCAAGCGGGCGCAGGCCAAAAGCTTTGTCTACGTTTGCCATAGTGAAAGTTCCTTAAAATATAGGTTATTCGGAGGATCGAGACCCGCCGACGCTTACTTTTGACTGCCGCTCCGGCTTAGAAATACGCATACTTGAGTGTGCGTTGCTCTTCAGCAGGTCGTTGTCTGCAGCCTTAATTTGATCGTGTGTACGGCTTTTATAAAACGCCCGTCGCTCGTCTGCTGTTTCCTCTGGGATCCGTGCCAGAACAACGTCACCAACCGAGATCACGCCAGCGTGTCGTCCGTCATCCAAGCCCTGCCCCGAAAATTCAGGGTATTCGTCGGCGCGCACTAACTCGTAGCCTTCTCTCATTTTTGATGAAATATTCATTCTGTCGTCAACCCCACCAGCCTCTCGTCTGATCCATCGGTGTTTATAACCGTCTGGCGCAGGAGGAGCATCGAGTCGTGAAGGGGGTGCCCAAGGCTTGCGACGCGCGGCGATTTCTCGAGTTTCAGATCCTCGGGCGCTGCGATTTAATTTTGGTACAACAATGTCGTTTTCCATAGTCATTACCTTTTCACGTATTGGGCGTATTTTTCAAGCGGTACCCCTAGTTTCTTTGCCATCGCAACTTCACTAGGTTTAAGCCGGATTGAACGGCGTGCTGAATTGTTTAGTCCCGATGATCGGGTCGCAGAGGCAACGGTTTGCACGGGTCGGCTGCTTCTGGTTTGTTGGGGCGCAGAGTCAGAAAACTTCTTTGGGAAGATGTCCTGCATTCTGCGATCGATCTCATCATAGTACTCATCTGACTGCGGGTCAAATCCTTCATTTTTAACAAGATCCACATGAATGCCACGAGCCGTGTTGGTCATTACCACGTCCGAGCCAAACCATGTGTTCTTTTCTGCCCATTCTTCTGCACGCGGATCGTTCCTTCTGGGTGCCTGCGGGGCGGGTGCCTGCTGTTGGGCCGGCGCTTGCACCTGCTGCTGGCGTATGCGGTTAACCTGCGCCTCATGGTTCGCCAGCTGATGCTGCTCCATGATGGTTGACGTCAGGCGCTGCTGCGCTTCGGTCTCGGTGTCGATGTCACCCTCTTCACGCGCATGGCGAATGACGTTCTTCAGAGCCGTGATCTGTGTTTCAACACGCCCCTTGGCCTCACCAACCCGCGCAACCGCAGTCTGCTCGTACTGCCTCTGCAGCTCCTCGTTGCGGGACTGCACGCTCTTGGCGTACTCCAGTGCCGACTGCTCCCGGCGCTCAGTCTCGCGCAGGCGGGCCGTCAACTTGTCGATGCGCTTCTTGACCTTGTCAGAGTACTGGTCCAGCTCCTCTGCGTTCGGTCCGGTTTCCACAACGCTAGTGGTCTTACCCTGCGTGTCCTCGGAGATGGTTACCGTCGCTTCCTGCTCACCTTCCCCGATATCAAATTCCAACTTTTCATCTGAATCAATCATCATAATCTCCTCATCACTTGTGCAATATACTTGCAGGATCGGACACAATTCCCAAAATCTCATCATCGTTCAGGAGGCGAATCTCCCCGCCCTCAATCTGGATGCGGGAGCCCGCGTAACGTCCAAACACCACCCAATCCCCAGCCTTGCACCACGCGCCGTCGGGGAACTTGCTTTCGTCCGCGTAGGCGAGCGGCCCCAGCTTGAGCACGTAGCCCACGTTGGTTGCCAGTTGAGTACGTTCAGTGGTTTCTTTGGTCAGCACAATGCCGCCCTTTGATGTGCCAGCGCCGCGATAGGGCAGCAGCGCAAGGCGCCACCCGGTTGGCTGGGGTATCAGGTCCAAGACGCTTTGCGAAAGCCCCTCTTCTGGGACCTTGCCGTCATCGTTGTAGGCATCGTTTAGCGAGGGTTTGGAGTTGGATTTTTCGTCCGCCCATTTTTGTTCAAGCGTTGTCAACTTTGGTTGCATCGGTTAGTCCTCTGAGTGTTTATCAAGTTCGCCTTTCACAATGCCTTCTGAAAGCCGAATACCTTCTAACCGCCCCATCAGATAACGATACCGCTCCATGTCGTTGACGCCGCCGCTTAGCACAAGCTGTTGCGTGTCCTGCTCTATGCGTCGGATATCTTTTAAAACTTTTTCAGCAAAAGTGAGCATGGTTATTTCCATGTAAGCAGAAGGTAATCGCCACCGTCTGAAAGGCGTTTAGCTGTTTTTAGTAAATCTTTACGTCTTGGTTGCCATCTCTTTTCTTCACTATTCGGGGTTTTACCATCCCTCCTTCCTTCATCTTGCGTGATTTACCCGCCTCAGACAAAGCTATTGCAACTGCCTGTTTATTCGCAGCGGCTTTGCTTTTGGGTTTAGATGTGCCGATCGTACCCTTCTTTTCGTATGATCGCATCGTCTCCCCTATGTTTTCGCTGATAGCCTTGCGGCTTTTACCCTTTTTTAGCGGCATTATCGGCCTCCTGTTGGTGATGTTGGCGTTGGTTTGGGCGTATTAATGCGCTCTCTGGCAACGTCAAAGCGGCCCAGCGCAATCTTCTCTTGAGAGGCAATGCGCTCATCGTTGGCCTGAGAGCTCTCCTGTATACGCATCTGCTCGTTCTGCAAGCCTGCCTGCTTGAGCTGTATCTCGGCCTGATCCTTCGCCGCACGCTGTTGAAGCTCCTGCTCCTTGAGCGCAATCACTGGGTCAGGGCCTACGCCTTCGCCTGCCAACTGACTCTGCGTCGTCCTTACGTCCATGAGATACTGGGCAATGTTCAAAGAAACCATTGCTTCGCGCTGCATGTCGGAGACCATGCGGTCGGGGTCGCTGCCGTATTCGCGGAACAACTGGGCCTCTGCATCCTCTTCCGCCTTGAGCTTGACGTGCTCCATGACGTGCTTCTGCAGCTCTACTGCCGCTAAGGGGTTGCCCTGCACCAATGGGGAAAGCCCCATGATCAGGTGAGAGGCGATGTGCGAATCGTGCTGCTGGCCGGCAAACGCCTTGAGCTGCTTGCCGTCGATTGCATCAATGTTCTCACTGGCTGAATCCTTTGGCATCTGGTTGGTCTGGGTCTTCAGGATACCGTCGATGTCGCGCACGTTCATTGCTTGGTAAACGCGGTAGTACGCCTCGTACATGTTGTGCATGTTCGGAGCGCTCTGCGCCAACTGCAGCTGGGTCTGAGCTAAGGTAATGCGCTGCGCAGCGGAGAAGATATTGGGGTCGGCAACGGGCAATACAGCAACCTTGTTGTCGAAATCCGACTGCTTGATAAAACGAGATGCGCCGGGGACATCGTAGGGGTACTCCGGCGGCAAGTACTGCCCAAAACCCCGAAACAACATCTCAAACTCTTGCGTCTGTGCGTAGTACAGGCGCTTATGGATAGCACTCATCACCATTGAGCCACGTTCAAGCAGCGCAAGAGTCGTACCCACTGCCGCCTGCTGGTTGGCGTCGCCCACCTGCATGTCTGCAATGCTGGCAAGGCGCCTGCCGGCGTCTACGGTGAAGCTGAGCAGCGCAAACAGGGTCTGGCTGGGCTCTTTATAGGGCAAAGGCAGCAGGGATGAGGCCAATTCCGCCCCGCCCGCGTCAATATCACGCCATTCACCCGGCTGAATCGGCTTATCGTCGTCTGCAATCCGCGCGCCCTTCGCCTTAAAGCCCGCAGGCAGGTTGGAAAGCGTGCCAGAGTCCAACAATTGACGAAGTGCAGAGGTTGCGGTCTTGGAAAGGCCACCAATCAGGTGCACAAAGCCCAAACCGTAGGCACCAAGGCCGCTGACGAGCATGTAATGCACAAAATACTCAATTCGCAGGTGCAGAGGGTCTTCCTCTGCCCAGTTGCGACGCACACTGATCACTCGACCGCTTGTTTCGTCGGTTGTGACCACGTATGGAAGCTTGATCCCGGTCGGTTCGCCGTCCTCGTCCACGTCTTCGTAGCCGGGGATGTCCAAATCAACGTGAAACTCCAGCAAAGCGATCTCTTCTGGCTCGCCAGCAGACTGCATGCCGGTAATTCGGTCGATAGTTGCGCCAATCTGGTCTTGTGTGATGCCAGAACCGTCAGGAGAGACCTCGATATCGATGTATTCACCCGCGTAAACACGCTTTTTGAACTCGTTTGAGTCCATCGCAATGCGGTGCGTGATGCGCCGGCACTCAGAAATCACGCTCGAGCCGTGGTAGGGGATGTAAAGGTCGTCGGCAAGCACCAGACGACTGACCATCCTGCCAAGTTGCGAGTCGTAGTACACCTTTTTGAAGGTAGATCCGCCATATCCGGTGTAGAAAAGCAGCTGGTCGAACTCCGGCGTGTACTCTTTCATCACGGCGGTGATCTGGTAGTTCATGAAATCCTGTACACGGGCAGCCTGCTGGACCTTATCCAGCGTTTCCTTGCCCAGCGTCTGGGTGCGCACGGGTCCACCGGCTGGCATCAGCTCCTTGAACGACTGCGCTTGGAACTGGATGATGGCCTCGGTCAGCATTGGATGCACAACGCCCGACGCGCCACGGAACGGCTGCGTGCGATCCTCCATCTTCAGACCCAGCAGGTCTAGTCCTTTGGCGTACATCTCCTCCCACTGGCCGCGAGAGCTCTTGTCCGCGTCGAACAGAGCCTGTAGGTCGATGGAGATGTGCCCAAGATCCTGCGGATCGATGCTGTCCGCAAGGTTGTCGTAAAAATCCTGCCCCTCATCGCCCATGCCAATCTCAATCAAGGCACTGCCGTCATCCTCAATGATGATCTCAATGTCCTGATTGTCGTCTTCATCAAATTCAATGAGGTCGGAGTTCGGGGCCAGATTTACTACCTTGTCTATGGGCATGTCGGTGTCCTAAAGATACTTTCGATTATCGTTGCGCACGCGCTCTACGTTGCTTTTGGATGCTAGGCCGCCTTTAGTAAAACCTTTTTTATCTGAAGGAATTTTATCTGGAAATAGCTCTCTAGCCTTACTCAGCATCTCGCTTTCAGTCGTGTAATCACCATCAATTCTATCCCAAATTTGGTCAATTTCTTTGGTGCTTAAACTTTGAAGTGATCTTGGGGTGCGGCCGGTCCGTCGGTCTCGTGTTGCAAGCCCTGTGTTCTGCAGATCATTAACATAAGACCATTTCCCAGACATAATAAAGTCTTGGATAAACGGCAAAGCATCTGCATCCGGCATGCCGTTGCCGGGACCTTTAATCTGATTAATGCCAAGATATGGCCGAGCGTTAAACTTTTCCAAAATGTCAGGTCTGTTTCGCTGAAGCCATGCGCTAGCGTCATACTGACCACGGTCGGCAACAATCTGGTTCCAGATTCCCGGCTCAATCTCATTAAGTATTTCACCTGAAATCCACGGAGGTTCGTTCTCCATTTCAATTGTTGCAAAAGGTTTTCCGCTTTCATCTCTCAGAGAATAGATGCGCGCACGATCATTGGTTATGGCATCCCACCCGCCGAGTCCGTAAGTATCAGAGCCGCCGCGCTCCCGAGTTCTGTACCCGCCAACCGAGTGCCCCATTGCACTGCCCTCATACTCCAGCGCGTCATTTAGCGCAGCGTTGGCCTCTGGCGTTTCTTGGCTTCTCGCAAGCTGAACCCACTTAAACTCTTTGACGTTTGGCTTGTTCTGGTACGGGACAGTATCGTATTGCCTGTAAGGAACCGTGGCGGCGTTGTTGGCTTTTACCGCATCCGCCTCTGCACGGTTAACTTTTCTCCATGCGTTTATCTCGTCAACCTTCTTGGAAACGTCCGCAACAGACATCCTATTTAAATTAGTAGGGTCAATGCGCAGGGACGCTGGCAAGTCAGAGTTTGGCGCTGTGGCATTTCCCAGTTCGTCGATTAAGTGGTCAAGCCCGAGGCCGCCAAATGGATAGCCGCTTTGTCGAGGACTGTAGACATTTGACTCTGGAGGTATTTTAGACAGCCACGGGTTTTTATTAATAAAATCAGTTTGCATCCTTGCAAGAGCTGCAGGAGTCACCCATTCGCTCTCACCTTCAGTTAATAAATCTCCTGCCTTATCTCTCCTGATAGACAAGTCCGCTGCGTCTTCCCACGCCTTACCCATAGTAGACAGTCCTGATCCAAACATAGGGTATCCAGATTCCCGTCTCGCCCAGTGAGCCGCAAGACCATCGTCTCCGAGTAATGCAATATCAGCATGCAACCCAGTCTGCGCTGCAATCAAGGCTCTCTCACGCTCAAGCTCCCTGATCTGCGCCTGAGACGCAGTCATTTCATTAAGCGTAACGCCCCGATCAAGCCGCGCTCGCTCCATGTTCTCCATTGCTCTGGCAATTTGCGCGTTTTTTTGTGCTAGGCGATCTGCTTGAAGACCTTCAAACGCATCGGCCTGCAGTCGTATAGGATCTGACTCAGTAGCCATTTCATTACGAATGTACTTGCCCAGTTTCGAGTCAATCCAGTTGTCGATATATGCTCTGGATCGAAGACTATCAAGACTGCTTTGAACGTGCGATCTTAAGTCTGGACTAAGAGATGCCATTGCCTCTGGTGTATACCTTGCTTCCATCTCAGCGAGTTTAGCTGCTGGCGTATCTGAAAGCAGTCCTTGATTAGCATTGCGCAACATTGCTAAATCATCCTCAATCGATCCAGCAAGCCAGTTACCACCACGCTCTTTGATAATGCCGCTGGTAGTCGGCCCCCTTGAGGCGCTACCTAAGATGTTGTCCAAGGTGTTGTACGCACCGCCACCGGCAATTGCTGCTGCTATTTCTGCGGTGACATTGTCAGGAGCCAGTTCGCGCGCGCCCATCGCCGCCAGTTCAGCGCTGGCAGCCACCGATGCTTCCCTGTCCAGAATAGGCGCAAGCCGCGAGAGCGTCTCCTTCGCGCTGCCGGGGGCCGCCATGCTCATCATGGGGCGTGTTGCGGCACCAGCGGCGCGCAACGGCCCTGCGGCTGGTAGCAGAACACTGGCTGCAAGCGCTGCGGGCGAGTACGGGTCATAGCCGGCAACGCCAAGGGATTCTTGAATAGCAGAAGACACAGGAGTGAACGGCTTGGTCTCAATGCCCAACCTTTTTGCGCCGGCCTTCGCGCCCATCTGCAGTAGATCGCCGACGCCAGCCGTCATGTCCAGCGCTGACCCAACCACCGGAGCCGTCACGTTCTTGCCAAACGCATCACTGATGCGCATCAGCATGTTGCGGCTTTCAGTCACTTCGCGGTCGGGGGCGCTGCTGGCCGTGCCGTAGGCAGGAGCAGGGGAGTTGGCCGTGCTGCGATCAATTTGCGCAAGGAGTTCTTGGGAGGTGGGCGCAGAGGCTGCTTCTCCACCTTTGGCAAAGCGCTGCAGGCCAGACGCATCAACGCGCTGGCCTTCAGGCTTTTTTCCGATGAGGGCATCCAACATGCGGCGGGAGGAGGTTACTGCTCCGCCTTTTTTGAGCTGGGGGATGCCGCTACCGGGCGCTTGACCGAGCCCGTCAGGTACAGGTTGCCGAAGCTCTGTCCCCGCTCTTCCGCCATTATTTGATTGCGCAGGGCCTGCGCCAGTGGAGATTTCTCCCCCTGATTGGCTTCCACCCGCTGGAGTATTTCTCGTAAGGTACTCATCGTATCCATCCCTAAAAAAGACTTGCGTATCGTAAAAGTTATATCTTACATCAGATACATTTTCATCCGCCATTGTATCTGCAAGCACTCTTGCAAACAAATCTTCTTTTTCCTTATAAATCTCAGCAGCGCGAGCAGGATCAAAATTTTCATCAAACTCAGGTATGTACTGAAAACGCAATCCGGTCAGGGACGCTGTCTCGCGTGCGCCTGATCGAGCCTGACGGTTCACTTTGTCATCAAACCGCATGTCGGTTATGTAAGTAAACCCGTCTATCCCATGCGCTCTCAAGCTCTCGGTAACTTTAGCAAGAGCCTCTGGGGTCACCTCTTTTTTATAAAATATCTCAACCCCCGGCCTTGCGTTTGGCGCTCCTGCCGGAACCGACTTGGATATGAACACAGCATCCTGATCGTAAAATTTACCCTGCTCAACCATTCTTCTGATCAAGGCGCTTGGGTCAAAGTTTTCTCGAACTACAAACTCCCCATTCAACGACCGTTCAGTGGCGCCCATGAAAGAGCCGTAGGTATTGGCAAGGTTGTATCCAAGCACAGCTGGATCATTACGAACCACGTCATCGTACTCAGCGGCAAATTCTGCCTGTTCGTAGTTGCTCATCAGCTTGTCTGGCACTCCCTTGCGGTTTCGTATCTCGCCAGAGACGCCTATTGTGTAGCGTTGAAGCGGGGCCTGAAGAGCCCTAAGCTCGATGCCTGCAAACTCCTGCCTATTGTCATAAACACGCCTTGCCTGCGCTACCCGTTCGGCGTGCTCCGCTTCTGTTTCTCGTTTTCTTTTCTTTGGCGCTTTGAATCCAGTATTGAGCTCTCGTCGCAGGCTATTGATCTGCACTTGCTCAGGGCTTCCTGCCAAGGACATTTCGTAGTCAAGAGATCCGCCTTCCCCTGCTTTTGTGGTCCAGCCGGCATCAGTCCATCTTTCCTTTTCCATAAACCAAGCAACCGCCTGCAGGTCGTCTGGCCCAAGATCACCCATTTCAGGAACAATAGACCTTACACCGCCAGATGCATTAATCCTGTCTGCAGCGTTGCGGAACACTTCTTGACCAAAACCAAACTCGCTCCCAACAAGGGGGTTTTCAAGGGTTGATCCGGCCAAATGGTCGCCTTTCACACCCTGCTCAGCGACAGGGGGTATGCGTGACTGGCCAGAAAGCCTGCGCAACATACGTGCCGCCCAAACATCTATTGTTGCCTCATTAGTAAGGCCAATAAGATTGCCGGTAAAGTTTGGTGTTTTTGGTGCGCTTCCGGTCTTTACCGACCTGAACATATTCAACAACGCACCCATCGAGGATGGGCTGTTTGTATTGAAAAGCTTGCCAGATGAACTGGTAATTAAAGGGAACTCTCCGTTATTGTGCAAAGCAGTCAGCGTTTTTCCATCTACAGGCAGGCCTTGTTTAATTCTGTTTTCATAAGCCTGCAGCTCCGCATCAAACTCGCCGCGACTATATCGTCGCAATATCTGGACCGCATTCCTAAAATTTTGCTCCACGTTTGTTTGGGCGCTTGTTGTGCCAAGCACGTCGGCAAAGACATCCCCGATGCCTCCAAACTCAGAACGAAGCTGGTTGCGCATGCTGCGATACCAGTTGGCCTGTCTAAGTATGCCGATTGCCGCCTCATCCCCAGCTCGCGCGCGCTCTACTACACCGTCAACTTCTGAGACTATATTGTCAGAAAGACGACTTGACCATGTTAGCGGGTCAACACCTTCTGGTGCGTTTTCAAAACCATAAGCGATTTTTTTAAATCTAGGCTTGTTCTCTTTTACCCCTGCAACTTCAAGGGGTGCCCAGCCATCTTCTTGCAAATAATTGTTTTTAATTCTGCGTGCTTCGGTTTTTAAAGTTCTTCGACGACCTCTGCTTTTCACCGCAGCATCTATCGCCTGCGTCTCATTTCTGGCCAGTCTGGCCACAGACACATCAGCCGCATCTTCCAGATCATCCAACATCGCCGCAGCACTGCCTGCCGGCGGCTGGTCCAGTGCGGTCAAGGCGTCAACGTCTTCGCCTAGTGTTCTCGGGCCATCAATGCCCGTCTCAGGCGTCAGAGCATCCATCATCCCCCGCGCACTGTCCGGAGGCACATCGTCCGGAGGCACATCGTCCATATCACTTATTGCCGCGCGCCTAGCGCCGCGAGCGCCGATGCCGCCAAAAGGAACCGCACCTGCAGCTGCCATCGTGGCAACCTGCCGGTAGGTGTCAGCAAGCGCCGTGTCGCCAGCAGCTTGCGCCTCGTTGGCCATGTCCGAGTACTTCTTCGCGTCCATCCCTGAGCGTATCTCGCCGATAATCGGTGTCATGTCCAAGCCAAACCCAATCGGATCCTGCTTAAGCCCTTCGTACATACCACCGGCCAGCGTGCTCACATCCTCGCCAAACGCTGCCAGCGGGCGCTCGCTCTGCGCAATGCCCTTGCCGTAATCGTACACTGTGCCGGGGATCTGCGCCGCGCCAGCCAGCAGGTTGCTAAGCATCGACGCACTTTCTGTCTGCGGCTGCGCGGCCTGCTGCGCTGCTCGGGCCATGCGAGGAGACGGCGCCGTGGGCCGTGGAGATGCCGCCATCTGCCGACGAAGAAGCTCGTCCAACGGCACCTGAACATCAGGACTTACGCGCGGATCCTCTGTGATGTACCTCGGGTCGCTGGGATCAAGAGGGATTCGCCCTGAAGTGGCAATCCCTCCTTCCGCAAACCCTTCAGGCTTTTTTACCGCACCACCTTGGTTGAACTCCCTGTAGCCGCCGTAAGTCAGAGGCTCAATCGATGCCGCGTATCCGCCCGCAGTCGTGCTGTCGGCAATAGTGCCAGTGGTGCCGCCAGTGATGCCAGTAGTGCCCGGAGCAGGCCCGCCCGTAACCGTGCCAAGCCCACTCACCAAAGCTTGTAATCGCTGCCCCTCTGTCGTCGCGGGGTCAAACGCGCGCTGCGCATCACCAAACTCACCGGACATTACTCGGTTGCGCAGCATGTTGTAGGTGCTGGCGTTCTGGAGCGCAGGCGTCGCAGACAACAAGGCACGCAAGTTGCGGTCAATAGCCGCGCGGTTCTGTGCAAACTGCTGAGACTTGGATGTCATGCCGCCGTAGGCCTTAATGTCGCTCGGACTCAACAGGGAGCGCGGACGGGAGGTCACGCTTGGCGGCGTAAAGGTGTAGCCGGCGCCTGTTGCCGGGCGAAGCTTGGCAGCAGGGGTGTAGTTAAAATAGCCCGGCATGTCCGCAATCGCGGTGCGCGGGGCGCTGTTCCGGAAAGCCGTGTCAAGTGCAGGCTGCCCAGCCGTGTAGATGTCAGGCTGTGTTGCCAGCGGCTGGTACACGGTTGGCGCGGTGTACGTCGTCTGCGTCTGCGGGAACGCAGAGGATGCAGTCACAGGCGGCACGTAAGCCTTTGGCGGTGGCGTCACTATGTTAAATAAAAAGCTCGGGTCAACACCAGCCTTGCGCAGGTCATCAAACGTGTAGCCACGCTCGGTGCCGTACTCCCGCGCCTGCGCACGTTCTTGATCGCTAATGCCATCCTTTTGTAAGTTGGCAAGATAGTCCCGGCCCTGCGCATCCAACGCCGCTCGCCCATCCTGCCCAAGCTGCCCAAGCCTCGCCATCTCGTTCATCAAATCCGGACTGCGCTCATACGCAGAGGTCAAGCCTGCGGGGGTCGTAAACTGCATCGCCGGAGCCTGTGCCGGAATAACCTGCCCCGTCGCCGTGAGCTGCCCAGCCGGCTGCTGCACCGTGAAGATCTTGTCCAACACGGCCCGATTAACACCCGCATTGATCAGATCAGAGGTGCTAATGCCAGACTGCAACAACACGTTGTACGCTTCAGGGCCGGTCGGCGCGTTGGGGTTGGCTAGATACTTCTCGCCCTCTGCCCGCAGATTAGCGTAGTAGTCGTTAACAGTCTGCTGGCCGCCCTTTGCCATCGCCTCTCGGTAGGCCGCAGATACGCCCGCCGCATCACCACCATCAGCCATCCGCACAGGAAGTCGTGCCAGCATCTCTCGTGAAGTCAAATTTGGCATATCAACACAGCCTCAGAAATAAACGTCTCGCCCCGAATCGCAGGCACTGGGAGCATTTTACCTCAATAGTACTCCGGCACAAGCGATTCGTCACCCACCTCATCCTCCTCGTCCGTGTTCAACGCAATAAAGTTCCCCGCTCGGAACCTCATCAACGCCTGCGTCGTACTGTCAACGATGTCATCGTTGTCACCGTTGGGGAACGCCGCACACTCCTCAATCACCTCCTGTGCCCAGTGGTCCTGCGTCGCCCACACCATGCCCGACTCAAACAACGGCGCAATCGCATTCGCCCGAGACACCTTGTCCTGCCCAGCCCGACGCCCACCGGGCGAGTACATCGTCACCGGAATGCCCATCCGGCGAAGCTCCTGCTGCAACGTCGTCCCCGTCGCCTTCGCCTCAATCAACACATTGTCCGGCTGCCAGTATGCGTACTGATCCTTCGCCACACGCTTGAGCTCCGGAAAGTCCCACCGACCCTTGCGCATGTCCATCAGAATTAAATTCGGACCCGCATCCTCCGTCGGGTAAAACACCCCCCACGTCGTGATCACCGAATAATCCGCCGTCTCCTTCTTCGAGTACGCCGTGTCATACGACTGAATAATATACTCAACCGGCGGCAACACATCCCGCTCCCAGATCCGCCACCACTCCCGCTTGAGAATCGCACCCTCATCCGCCGTCGGCCTCTGCTGGTACATCGCATTCCAACGCTGCACCCCAAGCTGAGCTCGCACCGCCTGAAGCTCCTCAAGTTTCCAAAACGACGGCCACAGCGGACGCTCCTTGGGCGTACCCTCATCAAAGATCGCCGGAAACTCAATCACCTCCCACTTGTCCGAGCCAAACGAGTTCTGACTCTTGATCAGCCGAGCAGTCAGATCCTTCGTCCCCCAGCGCGTCATGATCACAACAACAGCCCCGCCCGGCTGCAACCGCGAGCGAGGACCCGCGCTGTACCACTCCCACGCGTTATCAAGCGCCAGCGACGACATCGCGTCCTGCTCGCTGTGCGGGTCATCAATGATCAACAGGTCAGCGCCCCGTCCCGTCATCGCACCACCCACACCCACCGCAAAGTACTCACCACCCTTACTCGTCTCCCAGCGCCCCGCCGCCTTGCTGTCAGCCTGCAGCTCAACCCCCTCAAACAAATCCTTGTAGTTCTGCGTGTCCATCAGGTTACGCACCTTGCGACCAAAGCGAACCGCAAGCTCACCCGTGTGCGTCGCCTGAATAATCTTCAAGTCCGGCTTTCGACCCATCGCATACGCCGGCAACAAGTACGAGCCAAACTCACTCTTCGTGTGACGCGGCGGCATGTTGATAACCAGCCGCTTCAGGTCACCACTGATGATCCGGTCAAACGCATTCGCCATCTTGCTGTGATGCGCCGAGAAAATAGCCTCCGGCCACGCATAGCGCGCAAAGTCAATAAAGCTCGCCTTGCTCCTCTCCCTCCGGTCCAACAACGCCAGCCTCAACTCCAGCCTCAACCGCTGCGCCTCAACCTCCTTCGCGTCCATATGCATTCGCAATACCTTTTCAAAATTTGCAAAAAATTTTCAGCCCACTCACTTCCACAACACATGGGGGCCATTTAGCCACATACCAGTCAAACCACAAAAGCCAAAATACTTTCCGGGGGGTAATTTACTGTGCGAAAGCCGGCTAAAGCGGCGGGCTCGCGCACGGCGGCCCAGCGGCGGGTCGCGGCTCGATCCCGGCCAGCCCGCCAAACGAATCGGCGCTAGGGTACCTTGCAAATGAGAATGCTTCTCGTTCGTTTTTGCTATTTCCGGTAATAACAATTACCGGAATTAGTGATGTCAATGATATCAATGACTTACGTGTTTTCATCACACTCTCCATACCCGAAACACTACATCTTGTGGTCGGCACCCATCCGTTCCCACCGATTCCCATCCGTTCCCATCGATTCCGGCCCCCTCGGGACGCAAGGGGGGGGCACAGCAATGCGGGCGTTTTGGCCACCGACACTGGCTATCTGGCCTATTCCCAGTTCCCCCCACACTCCCCCATCCCTCCCGCAGCGCCGTTTCATCCAGTAGATTGCAGTATAATCCATTGGGATCAGTCACTTATATTTATGAACGCCGCCCGCGAGTTTTATCGTTCAACTTTTTCGATGAATCCGGCCTCTTTTGAGCCAAATCCAACTGCTTTTCCGATCATTATTCAAGTGCCTGTGGTGCTTTAATGGAAGCCTTTTTCCCTTGGTTGTCTTCAGCGGCTTCCTTGGTGGTCTTTGGCGTTTAACCTTTGAGCTTAGCTGCTCTGTCCGCCAGTGCCTGCTCAACCTTGGCATGGAGGCTTGGCCGAGTTTTGCGCATCATCGCCATGTCTCTGTTATATCCAATCTGACCAGTAACCAAGTTTTTGGCAAACCAATAATTAGCCTTCAGCGGAGCTTTGTCAGCCGCCACAATTTTATAGTATCGCCATTGCTGGGAGTGCTCTTGCTCTTTTTCATAAACTGACCAGTCACACCCGTCTGCATGGATGTCGTAATTGAGCTGCAACCATTGCGCCTCGATGTCAGGATGATTTCCGCGATAAGTTCTCATTGTTATCCCCATAGGGTTTTTTGATAGTGTGTTCACTAAACAATCTTTGCCTTACTGAATGGTCTTTGCCTTGCCGAACGGTTCTTGTCAAATAGTCCTTACCAAATAGTCCTTGCCATAAACTCACCCCCCGCATCCGTACGGTAACTAAGGTAACTCCCCCTTCTATAGAAAGGGGGTAGTTACCAGTTACCGTTTACGGCTGTTTTGCCCCCCCTTCGGTAACTATAGTTACCGACAAAAAGTTACCTTAGTTACCTGAATATTTATACAGTGCTTTTATGAGCCGCCTTTAGGTAATCTCAGGCATTCTTGCGAATCAACATAGCGCCAGAAGCGATCTCATCCAGCATAATCCAGCCATGCTCATGCGCGGCGATAACCTCTCCAAGCAGCAACTCGTTGACGGGCTTTCCGTCGGCGGAGGGTTTTATATACATCTTTGCGCTGCTCTCACTTACGCCCTGATTAACCATCAGGTGGTCCAAGAAAGCCGACCTGCTGACGTATGGCTTGTCCTCACGAACCTCTGCGCCGCCATGCCACCACGCTGACTCAAAGAGCTTTTTGTGCTTCGAGAGCTTGTCCTTTTTCTCAGCTTTAGCCGGCGCCTCTGCCGCCACGATAACGGCGGACGTGACCTGCTCGCCATCCTCGTCCAGCCAGCCGGTGATGGGGACGCTTTGTAAGTTAACGAATATCGGCTCAGCGAGCTCGGCGTCCTTGCTCTTGCGCTGGACGATCTGGATGGGGGCGTCATCGACACTTGGCGGCACGACGCTGATCTCGATGTCGAGCGCGCCACGCCATGCGCTTGATCCTCTGGCGCGGTGCTGGGCCTCGTCGGCAACGCCGGTGTGGTGAACGAGCAGGACGGAGCAGGCGAACTCATTCATGAGCCCTGCGCAGGCGTCTAGCATTGTTTTGGCGTCTGACGCGGAGTTCTCGTCCCCGGAGAGGAAGCGGTGCAGGGTATCGACCACGATGATGCTGGGGGATATGGTCTGGCCGTTTCTGCCGCCGCCTCGGATGGCGTCGCGCACGCGCTGGTAGCCCTCGGGGGTGTTGAGGTCGCAGCCGTCCTTGGACAGATACATGTCGATGGATCCAGCGCCGTGGTGCTGTTTCCACGCGGCGATGCGGCCTCGCAGGCCGTGGTGGCCCTCGCCGGCAAGATAGACGACTGTGCCGGGACGGACTTTGTTGCCGTGCCATGATTCGAGGTCGGTTGTCGCGATGCGCAGGCACATATCCAGCACCACAAAGGTCTTGCCCCCGCCTGACGGACCGTGAACCATTATCAGCGCGTTCTGCTGAAGCCAGTGCTTGACCAGCCAGCCGATGGGGGAGGGCTGGGCGCAGAAGGAGTCGGCAGGGATAAGCCAGCCGTCTGCCTTGGGGAGCAGCAGGGCAGATAAATCGTGCCCAGCCTGTGCGTAGTCGTTGGCATCACCCGCAATCGGAGGAATGATGACCCGCGCACCATACTTCGCCGCCGCCTGCTCTGCGTAGCGCTGACCAACGCCGGACGCATCATTGTCGGCCACGATGACAAGATCGTTGTACCGCTCGCGCAGGATACCCGCAACCGGCACCAGATTGCTTGCGCTGTAGGCTACGAAGACCGCTGCGCCCGTCACCTCGTGGATGGTGGCCGCTGTTGCAAAGCCCTCGGCAAGATAGACGGCGGTGCCCTTACCCGGCAGGCTCAGATAGTCGGTGGTGCCGATGGACCAGAAGCAGTTGCCGGTGGCAGCTCCGGGGTGGTACTTCTTCTCCCCGTCGGCGCTGACGTACTGCAGGGACGAGAGCTCGCCGTTGGCGTTGAACAGTGGCACGATCAGGCGCCCATCACCCGTGACCCTTGCGCCGTGCGAGCCTATGCCCTTGCGGCTTAGGTATGGATGGTCAGCGCTTGCAGTGGCCGCGTCGCGCCAGATCACGGCTACCGTATCAGCGGCCACCTCGCGACTTTTGACCAGCTCCGCATCGCGCAGCTTTTTGGCCTCCGACATGCGCTTGGAGTTTGCCATCTCCTCTGCAACGGTGAGCTTACGGCCCACGTCTGCGCGAAACGGTCTCTCGATGCCAGCCCTCCAGCAGCCAAAGTGGCCCGCCGGTACGCCGTCCAAGAAGCCCACGTAGAATCCGGGCTTGTCAAAGCCGGCCTTGCCCTTGGTGCCGCTGTTGAATCGATGGATGCGACCGTCAAATATAATATTCTCTGGTGGCGTGATGCCAGATGCCAGCATGGCGCTTGCCATCTGCAGCTCTGGAGGCTCGGGCATGATAAAGCCGCTGGGCTGCGGGGGCGTCCACGGACCGCCGAAGATATCAGTAAGATCGGCCATTGTCCGCTCCCGTGTGCGCGCTGGCGCCTTGTGCCGGAGTGGAAAGGTAGGTGCTCAGCCGGCTCAGTGTGTCGTAGGAGGGGTTGAGTTGTTCGCCGCGCTTGATAGCGATAACCGTGTTGTAGTGCAGGCCGGTTGCCTGTGCGATTGCCGTTAGTCGCCGGTCCTGAAGGGCCAGCCTTATTTCATCAATTGTCATCATAATTATGTTCCACTGTTACTTCCTAAACCTTTGGGTGTTGACAATATAAATGAACCTCACTACGATGTAAACACGCCTGCAACCGGATTGGCCGAACGCAGGTGGGGAGAAACTACATGGCAATACAATTAAAAAACACGCTCGACGTGTCGTCGAACGGTATTAAAGTGCTGGTCTACGGTCATGCCGGTGCGGGCAAAACCACGCTGGGCGCGACGATGCCGGCGCCCATTATTATATCTGCGGAGGGCGGCCTGCTGTCCATCAAGGATGCCGGGCTGGACTACATCGAAGTCAATTCGATGGACACTCTTATGGAGGCGTTTGAGTATGTCTCCGGTCCTGACGGCCAGAAGTACCAGTCTGTTGTGCTGGACAGCATCAGCGAGATTGCTGAGGTCGTGCTGGTCCACGAGAAGGCGGTTAACAAAGATGGTCGCGCTGCTTATGGCGAGATGGCGGTCCAGATGACCTCCATTGTGCGAGCCTTTCGCGATCTCGGCGGCAAGCACGTTCTCATGACCGCCAAGGTAGAAAAAGCTCAGGACGAATCTGGCCGCATTCTCTACAGCCCATCAATGCCGGGCAATAAAGTGGGGCAGTCGCTGCCTTACTTTTTTGATGAAGTGCTGGCGCTGCGGGTTGAGAAAGACGGTGACGGCAAGGCTCAGCGCGCCTTGATGTGCGACTCGGATGGCATCTGGCTGGCGAAAGATCGCTCAGGAAAGCTCGACGCTTGGGAAGCACCGGACATGGGCGCCATCATAGAGAAGATGTCAGCATGAACCGAGACCCTGAAAAAACCTTTGAGCTGCACGAACTCAGCCAGCAATGGATTGAAGCCAAGTCAGCTGAGCAGGCGGCTCAGGATAAGCGTCGTCAAATCGAAGACGCCATGTCCGCCATCATCAAATTGCCAGACGATTTTGAGGGCACAAAAAACACTGATGCGGGATTTTACAAGATCTCTACAGTGGGTCGCATCAACTACAAGATAGATGCAGCAAGACTGCAGGAAGTTGCTGCAGAGCATGGCCTGTCCGAGTATCTGGGCAGCCTGTTTCGCTGGAAGCCAGAGATCAGTGCAAAGCACTGGAAATCAGCAGAGGCCAGCATCACCAAGCCTCTGCTTGAGGCAATTACCACAACGCCGGGGAGACCCAGCTTTTCAATATCAATGAAAGAGGAGAAGTAAAATGGCACTACTGAACGAAGCGTTTGAAGTTTCCGAAGTACCTCAAGGCAACGGCGGTGATTACACGCCGCTGCCAGATGGCTGGTATTCGGGGCACATTGCAAAGGCTGAACTTTGCACCACGAAGGCCGGAACCGGGCACTACATCAAGGTCCGCTACGACATCACCGGGCCAACGCATCAAGGGCGCGTTGTGTTTGGAAACTTTAACGTCCACAACCCCAACGTCAAGGCCGAGGAGATTGGGCGCCAGCAGCTGGCTGATCTTTGCCGCGCGATTGGACTGGCCCGTGTGACTGACACGGATCAGCTGGTTGGGCACAACTGCCAGATTAAGCTGGCGACCCGCCATCAGGAGGGATACGAGCCATCCAATGAGGTCAAGGGCTGGAAGGCGATTGAGGGCGGATCAATGCCCCGGCCTGCCGCGCCCCCGGCTCCTGCACCAGCGCAACGCCCTGCGCCGAGCCCAGCTGGCTCACCGCCTTGGGCTAAAAAGTAACAACAACAAAGGAGGGGGCGGGCAACCGCCCCATGATTACGATGACTGCGATTCCAGAATCAGCGATATCACTGGCCAGCTTAATTGATGCGTCGCACGAGGCAAGACAAGAGCGCCCAAGGCCCCACATGGGGTGCTCAATGCTTGGAGAGCCCTGCGAGCGCAAGCTCTGGCTGGCGTTTCGTTGGGCCGTTATTGAGCCGTTTCCCGGTCGCATCTTGCGACTGTTTCGTCGCGGCCAGCTGGAGGAGGATCTCATTGTATCCGACCTCCGAGCGGCTGGTTGCCATGTAACAGATACCGGGGAAAAGCAGAGCCGGGTTGATTTTGGCTGCCACGTATCCGGCAGCATTGATGGTGTCATCAAATTAGGTGTGCCAGAGGCGCCGGCCAAAAAGCATATCCTTGAGGCCAAGACACACAGCCTGAAAAGTTTTAATGACCTGACCGCTAAAGGTGTGCAGCTATCCAAACCCTTGCATTGGGCTCAGATGCAAGTCTACATGCTGGGCGCAAAGGTGGACCGGGCGCTGTACTACGCCGTGTGCAAGGACGATGACCGCATCTATACCGAGAGGGTGCGCCTGTGCCAAGAATCAGCAAAGGCATACGTGGATCGCGGCCAGCGCATTGCGCTGACTGAGCGTATGCCTGAGCCGATTACCGGCGCATCTCCAGCTTGGTACATCTGCAAATTTTGCCCCGCGCATAGTTTTTGCCACCAGACACAGACAACAAAGCAGGCCAACTGCCGAACCTGTGCGCATTCAACGCCACGCGACGACAGTACTTGGCACTGCGCACGATGGGATACAACCATCCCCACGGATGCTCAGCACGACGGCTGCACGAGCCATGTGGTCCATCCGGATCTGGTGCCTTGGAGGATGGTACGAGGATCTGGCGACTGGTCGGCCATTTATGAGATTGACGGAAAACAGGTGATCAACGGCGAGGACGGTTATTACAGCACAGAGCTACTGTCTAACCTGAGTCTGTGTCTGTCTGATGACCCTGTGCTGGCGGATCTGAGAAATAATTTTGATGCGAGGGTGACGGGATGACTGAGCTGCGGGAGTATCAACAGCGAGCGATCAATCAACTTTACCAATGGTTTGACGACGGCGGCACCGGCAATCCCTGCATGGTGCTGCCAACAGGGTCAGGCAAGAGTCATATCGTTGCAGCCTTGTGCAAGGACGTGCTCCAGAGCTGGCCTGAGACTCGCGTGTTGATGCTGACGCATGTGCGCGAGCTGATTGTCCAGAACGCCGAAAAGATGCTGCAGCACTGGCCGGGTGCGCCGCTGGGTATCTGTTCGTCCGGGCTACGTAAAAACACCCTGACTGAACCTATCACTTTTGCTGGCATTCAGTCCGTGAGAAATAAGGCTAAGCAGATTGGGCACGTGGACCTGATTATTGTGGACGAGTGCCACCTCATCGGGCACGAAGATGCCGGTGGGTACAGAAAGTTAATTGGCGCGCTGTTGGCTGTAAATCCAGCCCTGCGCGTCATCGGACTAACTGCCACCCCGTACCGGCTCGGTCACGGAATGATCACTGACAAGCCCGCGCTTTTTGATGCGTTGCTTGAGCCCGTAACAATTCAGGAGCTGATCCACAAGGGGTACTTGATGCCCCTTAGATCGAAGATTACAAAGGAAAAGCTTAGTACAGAGGGGATTAAAAAACGAGCCGGCGACTACGTTGAGAGCGAGATGCAGGCGGCTTTTGACACGGAAACGCACAACATGGCCGTTGTGGATGAGGTCATAAGCTTAGCAGGAGACCGCAAGGCGTGGTTGTTTTTTTGCGCTGGTGTGAACCATGCTCAGCACATTGCAGACGAACTCAATGATCGTGGGATTGTTGCTGCATGCCTGACAGGTGACACCCCGAAGGTTGAGCGCGACCAAATCATAGAGGATTTTAAATCAGGAGCCATCCGCGCGCTGACGAACGTGAACGTGTTAACAACCGGCTTTGATTACCCGGACATCGATTTGATTGCAATGCTGCGCGCCACTATGTCGCCGGTGTTGTACGTGCAGATGGCGGGACGTGGACTGCGACCCAAAAGCCACACCGATCATTGCCTCGTGCTGGACTTTGCTGGTGTGGTCGAGACTCACGGACCGATCACTGCGGTGGTGCCGCCGAATAAAAAGAAGCCGGGTGATGGCGAGGCGCCAGTTAAAACATGCCCCGCCTGCAATGAGCTCGTGCACATATCAGCGACCACCTGCCCAGCTTGCGGTGCCCCGTTCCCTCCACCGGCCAAGCCAAAGCTGGAGCTGCGTGATGTGGATATAATGGGCTTCAGACCAACCGAGCTTGTTGTGACCAGCTGGCGCTGGCGTCAGCATGTTAGCCGAACCTCTGGCAAGCTGATGATTGCCGTTGACTATTACGGCGCCCTGTCCGACCCGGTTGTCACTGACTACTATCCATTGTCGCACGAGGGATATGCTGGCGCGGCAGCAGCTCAGCGCCTTGCTGTTATTGCCAATCATGCTGGCGCTGTTGACGCGATGCAGCATGATGACATGGGCGCTATCTGTGCTGCTATGCAAAGAGGCCGGAAACCGTCGCATGTGCACTACAAGAAAGACGGAAAGTTTTATCGGATTTTAAGCTTAGACTTTGATGTGATGGACGATTAATACAAGGAGATGATCGATGTATCGCGAACCAAAAGAAGTCACCGAATATTATCAGCGTAGGCCGCCGAGGTGTTGCTTTACATGCGAATATTTTTTGCTTTTTACCGCCACTTGCACAAAGTTTGAGCAGGTGGTTCCGGAAATCTTTGCAAGGGAGATGGGAAAATGCCCAGAGTGGGTAGAGTTGCGAGTGCCGTTTTAAGGCGCGTTGTTAAAAAAAGCAAGAAGAGTCTGGCGGCAGCGGTAGGCGTAAGACCGCCCACAGATAGGCTGCCTACTGAGCACGAGGAGCAGCGGGAGTTTGTCAGGTGGTTCCGCCAAAGCTTTGCGGATGTCCGCATATTTGCCATTCCAAACGGCGGCGCCAGATCCCAGCGAGAGGGTGGCCGGTTTAAACTTGAGGGAGTATCTCCCGGCGTACCAGATCTTTTTGTGCCAGCGTGGCTGGTGTGGATAGAGTTTAAGCGGCAAAAGGGCGGCAGCGTCTCTGCTGAGCAGCGCGACTGGATGGAATATCTGGAGAGCATTGGTCATCGGACGTTTGTTGCCAAAGGCGCTGAAGCTGGCAAAAATTATATCATGTCAGTGAAAGGAGAATTTTCGTGACAAAAGAACGATCCATGAAAAAGATTTTTAATAAATCGCCAATTAAAATTAAAAAACTGGCAGAAAGGCTTAACACGCCGGTAAAGCCGTTGGCAGAGCAGACCAGAACTGTCACGCCTCAGCACTGGAAATTCATTCAGGAACTCTGTGATGGCGACGGGAAAAAAACCTTGGTACAGGCGGCTCTTGCTGCCGGCTATGCTGAATCGAGCGCCGCCGAGATGTCTTATCGACTGACAGATCCTCGGCAAAGTCCGCACGTCGTTGCGGCAATCCAGCGCTACCGGCAGGACCTTGCGGAAAGATACGGCACGACATTTGAACGGCACATGCGGGACATGCAGGACATTCGGGACCGCGCTCTGGAGGCCGGCAACTACAGTGCAGCCGTGCAGGCGGAGTACCGCCGGGGGCAGGCACTGGGCACGATCTACGTCGAGCGCAAGGAGATCCGCCACGGCACTATCGACACTATGAGCGCGGAGGAGGTGCGCAGGAAGTTGGAGGAGATCAAGGCCATGTACGGAGACCCTGCGAAAATCATCGATGTCACGCCGATTGCGGACGAGCTTGCAGAAGACGATGAGGACGGCGCGGTTGGCGAGGACGACGCCTCCGATCAGGACATAATAGATGATGACGAGGGCGACGACGAAGACGAGGGCTCCATCATTATTAGGCAGATGGCGGAGGATCAGCGCAAGCGAGCCGAGGAAGAGCGGGCTGAGAGACGAAGGGGGCAGAGTTCATGACAGAGCAAAATAGACCGAGAAAAAAAACCGTCAGGTCGCGACTGTCTCTCCGGACGGGCCCGAAGCTCGGAGTGAATTTTGTCAAAAAACACGTGACCGCCGTGGCTACACGACCGGACCATTACTATATGCTGCGCGAAATGGCCGACTTTTACGATGCGCCGCTAACGAAAATTGTCGGCGCGCTGATCGTGCAGGAGTACTGCAGGGTGCTGTCCTTTTCGGACCCGGAGCGGGCGGACAAGATTAAGAGCTCCTACGCGACCGTAGAAGAGCACGCTCGGTACATCATCAAGCTGGCTGATTAGCCTGCTATGCGATACACAAAACAAATCAGAACGCGGCTATTTATAGAAACGATTGTGCAAATTGTGTGTACATATAACACAGTCTTGAGTATTATACATTCCAGTTCCGCAATCGGGCGGGCAGCGAAAAGGGGTGGCAAGATGTTTACGGTAGCAGCAGTCAGCGATTTGTACGAAGCCGGTCGTACCAACGACGGCACACAGTTTTCGGCAGAAGGCTTTTATGTGGTTGTGGAGAATGGCGCTGGTCGTCGATGGGCCTCTTACGAATACTTCAAGGGCGCAGAGGTCGTGGTAGACGAAGAGGGTTTTGTGTTCTTCCCTGATGTGCGCGAAGCGGCATCAGCCGCAGCCGAGGCACTGGCAGCCGCTACTAAGGAAGTGCTGGCATCAGGCGGTAAGCTGTCACTGGAGGATTGGTATCAGATTGATCCTGCTTACGGCTCTCGCGCTTATCAAGCAGATGGGATCGAAGAGATCCGCAAGTACGAAGAGCGTTTCGCAGCGTAAATACACCCCCGGCCAAGGACGGCCATCAACCAAGGAAATTAAAAAATGAAAAAAGCAGATATGACAAGCTCCGGCCTTACCAAGCGGGAGATGTTTGCAATGGCGGCTATGCAGGGGCTTTTAGGGAGTAAATCATTTGATGCTAGTAAGTTTGAGACGGGAAACGAATGGTACGAAGCTGTTGCATTTGCTGCCATAGAACACGCCGACTCACTCCTTGACGAGCTTGCCGGGGTGTCAGCATGAAAGACAAAAACATCCACATCCGCGTCACCCCGGCCCAACACGCGGCCATCATGAAAGAGGCCCGCAAGCTGGGCCTTACAGTGTCAGCATACATTCTTATGCTAACCGAAGGAGCGCAGAAGTGAGTGAAACCAAAGCGATGATACTAACCCTTCTCTGCGCCTTCGTGATAGGCGCGATGGTGATCCTATGAGCGCATACGGATTCTGGAAACGCGCCCGCCCACTGAGCGACAGCGCCTTTGACCGCTCGTTTATCATGACCCTGATGAACAGAGAACGCGCCCGCCTTGCGAAGCGGATCCGCGAACTGGAACGCAAGCTCGGCAGGCCGCATCGTTATTTGCCGCAGTGCGGCTGTGTGCAGTATGTGTGACTACGACGACGAGCGCCCCACCCTTCGCCAGCGATGGTACTGGCAAGACCTTGCGCGGCACCCAGACTGCCGCGACCCCGACCACCCCGGCTGCATCCACTGCAGCCCACCAGAGGAAGAAAGCGATGGTGATTAGACAGATAAAGCCGGGCTGGTTCCGTTTGGATGCCGACGGGCTAGTCTTTTTCGGGTACACCCGTGACGAGGTGCGCCATAAATTTCACGCATGGTTGCGTGAGTACGACCTACGGAGCAAGCGATGAAAGAATTCCTGAAGTACGCCATAAAAGAGAAGTATCGCCAGCTTGAATACACGCAAGATCAACAACAACGAAAAGAAATCGCCCGCCTGTGGCGGCGACTGAGGGCTACACGATGAAAGACGAACTTACTTTAAGAGACTACTTTGCGGCGAAAGCACTGCAAGGGATGCTGTCTGACAGCAACTTGCAGGCGGAGTATTCCGAGTTTGCGATCAGAGCATACCGAATAGCCGACGCCATGCTAAAGGAGCGCGGCTATGCAAAATGAGCGCGGCGTTGCCGAGGAGGTGGTGGAATGCTCTACGAAATAATGTGTCTGGCGATGGCGATCTACCACGAAGCCCGTGGCGAGCCACTTGAAGGCCAGTACGCAGTGGCTCAGGTGGTCATGAACCGGGTCCACGATCCACGGTACCCAAGCGATGCGTGCTCGGTTGTCTACGAGGGCGGCGAGACACGGCATGAGTGCCAGTTCTCCTTCTACTGTGACGGCAAGTCCGACCAGCCCACCGACGATGTGCCGTGGCGCGTGGCCCAGTTGATTGCAAAGGCTGTGTACGAAGGTAAAGCAGCTCCGGTAGTTGGCGAAGCAACGCACTACCACGCACGACGAGTGCATCCTGACTGGGCGAGTACCGGGCAGGTTGTCGGGCGAGTTAATGACCATGTGTTTTATCGAGGTGTGAAATGATCGCAATTGGAATAGCGATTCTGTTTATATCGTGGGCGCTGGACTGCCTGTGGGACGCAGACACGTTCCCGGAAAACTACAGCACAGTGTACGGCTGGGCGACACTGCTCGGCGCGGTGCTGGTTGTCGCTGGCGTGGTTGTGCTGGCGTGGAGGTACTTGCCATGATACGAGACTTTCATGCAGAGGAGACTTACGCCAAGGCGGTATTCGTGGCGGTAAGCGCGATGTTTGACGCCGCGTCCTTTAGAGATACACCATCGCAGTCTGGTGTGCCGCCGATGTCGGTTAAGATGGGCTTGCTTTTGGACTATGAGCTTAACGAGGTTGTGGACGTTGCCGCACTCGTGCTTATGTTTCTCGCTGAGTTTAAAGCCTTGGCAAAGGGGCACAAAACTATTGTATGGAGGGCGGTCCCTCACTGGGTGCTAGCACCGGACGCAGCTGGCGATAAGTTGTATCTGATAGCTAGGGTGGAGGTTCTACAATGAACCCTGAACTTGAGAAGTGGATTGATAAAAATGAAGCTCTAGCGGGAGAGTTTTCGAGCGGCCTCTCAGTCGTGCCATCCTATAAGCTGATCGCCCTGTTCGATGGTAAGGTGCTGGTGCCGGTGGAGTTGCTGAAAGAGATGCAGGTCTACTTGAGCAGCAACCGACTATCAAACCAAATCCGCGCCATCATCGACAACAAGGAGAACACATAATGCACTTCGTTTATTGCCAAGTAGGAGGATGTCTGAATTCAAGGACAGACGCATCAGGCTACTGCGAAGAGCACTCGCCTAAGCAGGAGCCAGCAATACCCACTGCCCCGCAAATACTCAAGACCGCAATCGGTCACTTGGAAGAACGCGCAGCGACATACGACCAGCCGCAGGGCGAGCGCAGCATGGGCAAGACGGTGGCCATGTTCAACACGCTGACGGAGGGCAAACTCACCGAGGAGCAGGGCTGGTTGTTCATGGCCTGTCTGAAGATGGTTCGTGCCCAGCAGGGCGGCTATCGTGCCGACAGCTATGAGGACGGCGCAGCGTACTTCGCGCTTGCCGGTGAGAGCGCAGCACAGGAGCGAGGCGAGGGTGGATTTGGGAGCACTGGACGATGAGAAGCAACACCTACTACCACAACCTGAGCCGTGCACCGGACAAGCAGAACCCTGAGCGCGAGAAGCTGGAGGCTCAGATCAAAGAGTATCTCGCAAAAGGCGGTAAGGTAACTGCCGTGCCCAGAGGGTCCAGCGCGGCAAGGCCGATCACGGAACACGAAGCACATAGGAAATTGGACAAACTAAAGGCCTTCGGGGAGGAATGATGAAGCGCCGCATCCACGTCAATCAGCACCACATTAAGGCCAACGCCAAAGGCGCGGATCTCCCCGTGCTCACAATCAAAAGCAGCAAAGGCAACGTCAAGTGCAACCGGGTCGAGATCCACGGCCCAAGCACCGTGGTCTACTCGCCAGATAAGCCGCTCGCCTGCGGGGCCAAGGTCTGGATCGAAACCGATGCAGAGATCACGGTGCATGACCCGGTGGAGGATGAAGCTACTCTTTCGCCACAAAGTTAACGTATTCTGTATACGGCAGAGGAAGCTGTGGTCGCTCTACTCTAACAACGGCGTAGGGCGCCTCAACGGCACTCTCAGGCCGGCTGTGGAAGCTAAAATCATCGTGGGACTGGTAGTCAGGAAATCCATTCTTTTTGACAAAGCCTATATAACCGCGTTTATCACAAGTGCTTTGAATTCTGTAAAGCGTCCCCTGACTATAGCCAAAGCCCTCCCATGTGCATAAAAGAACATCCCCAACTCGCCAGTTTTGCCATTGGCTCATGTCGCACGGGTCCACTGAGGCGTCTTCTAAAGCACAACTGCACTCTTCGCAACGAGGGTTCTTCACTTTTTTAAATCTTGCTCTCGGAAGAACATGCCCGCAGCTCAATACAAGGTGCTTTTCAAAAGTTCTAGTAATTTTTTCAACTCTGACGTTGACCCATTTTTTATGGATCTCAACTTTTTCGGTGACCACGTCGCACTCGCCGACGACATCCCTTCTTACGGTATGATATTGCATTTTTTTTCCTCAGATTATGATTATCCTGAAATCAGCCCCTGCTCAATCAGTGACGCCGCCGTGCGCCCAAACGAGCCCTGAAGCTGGTAGGCGAGCCCGGTGTCGTGCAGGTGCTGCCATGCGCTGAGCACCTCTTCTTCTGTGCCTTCTTCAAAGCCCTCTGCGAGGGCTACTGCTTTGTAGTTGTTCATGCTGGTCTCCTGATGATGCCCGTCCGTGGGCAGGTTGGTTGTTAATAGTTCTGTTTAATTGCCGTCTCGATTGATTCCACCAGCTTTTGAGCGCCAGCCAGAGCAGCGTCATAAGCCGCTGAACCCTTGCGACCAGATTGCTTGGCAACGATCTCAATCACGATGTCCTTGGCGCGACCTTGTGGTAACAAGCCGTTGCGGTAGTTCTGAGCAATGCTGTAGCAGAAGTCGCCACCAGCAGCATCCAGAACGCTGACTACCGGGGCAACGATGGCATTGGTACGCGCCAACTGCTCCTTACGTGCTGCGTATGCGTTTTTGTGGGCGACCTCAGAGTCAGTCAGGCCGCCGTTGGCATCACGCTGCGCTTGCAGCTCTGCATCGTATGCAGCCTTGCGAGCAGCCTGCTCTGCCTGACGCTTTGCATCACGGGCGGCTTTGGCTTTCTTTCTCAGTGCCAGTTTTACCTTGCTGATGATCTCAGTGTGGTGTGTCTTCTCAACACAGTCGCAGCCAACAGAAAAACTCTTGCCAGTCGCATCCACGATGATGCAGTGGTTGTTGATGCTTGTGCCGCAATGGTCGCAGCTGAAGTGGCAGCACGCTGGCTTGCTGCGCAGCTGGGCGTTGTACGCCTCTGGGTTGGCTTCAGCCAGAGCCTTAGAAGGCGCTGACCAGATAGCAACGAAGCGAAAAGGAGCTGTGCCAAACTGGAAGTTCTTGTGGATGACTGTGTTCATGTTACCCCCTGAAGGCCGCGACAACCGCAGCCGATGTGAGAATAATAAGGCACTATGTATACGATTGCAACTACATTAGCACTCAATCGCAAATATATTCATCACTGTGCGTTTTTGCGCTCCCACCGCTGTACTTGGCTTTCGATTGCAATTTTCCAGCTTTTAAAATTCATTTGATCCAAGGAGTTAAGATAAATTGATTCCGGCGGCTCTGGCGTGTCTTCTGGCGCGTCATCAGCCCAAGTGAAGTAAAAATACCCGTGACCCTTTACGATCCTGTACTGTGGCAATCGGTCGATCAAGAAGCAGTTGAGCCGGCTAATTGTTGCTTTCATTTTTTTGTCCTCAGTTGATGGCCGCTTTGTGCTGCCGATATGAGAATATTAAAGCAGTACATACTCGATTGCAACACTTTTTGTATGCAATCGAGAATATATTATATCCTGAACCCGTAGCTTACACGCGGTGCCGTCAGCGGCTCCAACACGTCCAGCTGTGCGTCGAACCCTACGTAGAACTCCGTCTGGGCCTCGTAGTCGAGCTGAGATAGTATTACGAACCGCGCTGCCAGAACGCCGCCACGCGCCGCTATGGTGGTCTGAGCATGCAGCTCTGTCGCTAGATCCGCGCCAAGCTTGCGTGCTGCCTTGTTTGATGTCTTGATCATGGTCGTGCTCCTCTGCCCCCCGTAGGGGGCTGCTGATGGTTGGTTAGACTAATTTCGCAAAACGCTTTGGGTATGCAAATTCTTTTCCATCGCGCTCAAAGACGACGTGCAAGATATGCTGTCCGTTGACGCTTGAACCGACGCCTCGCGCCACCCGATATTCGATTTTAGTTACTGTTACCGCAGAGCCGTATACTTTAACAATAGAGCCGACAGTTACCCCGACTTCGTCCAGCTTGATTTCAGTCAGGGGCTTGCCGTGGTACTTGTTAGCTACCGCTTCCAAGTGCTTGGCAAAGTCCTCACCAGCATTGATGCGGTGGGCAATGGCACGCTTCAGATTTTCTACCGCTTGTGCTTGGTCGCACAAGGTGGCATCGGAAAACTTAATCTCAGTTTGATTCTTGCCGTATCCCTTGACGACTGTCTTTGGCGTTACCTTGCCAGACGCTACAGCCTCAAGCTCAACTCGCAACGCTGCAACCGATTCACGAACCGACTCGACAATCCGGTCAGTCTGCACTCGGCTTACTTGGACTGGCTCGTAGTGTTGGCCAGAGCAGACGCCGTTGAACCAGCCGTTGTTCACGGTGTAGCCGTGCTTGCTAGCATAACCGCGCACAACCGCTTGGTCGTTACCGCAGCACTGGCAGTTACCGCGAATTTGAATGTTAGCTTTGTTCATGTTCTTCTCCACTTGGCCGCACCATGCCGCCGATGTGAGTAATATAATCGATCACATACGCGAACGCAACACTTTATATTAGTGATTGCATATATATTTGAGATGGGTCGGTTTGACACCCGTTGCCAGTGACTATAGAATTGCACACGATCAAACACACAGGAGAAATGCGATGTATACGCTAGAAGAAGTACGCGAGAAGTTGCAGCACAGGCGGCTGCCGGAAATAGCCAAGGCCACCGGGCTCAGTTACGGCACGGTGCGCAAGTTGGCGGCTGGGGATAATAAGAGCGTGTCTTACGCCGTCGTCAAGAAGCTGAGTGATGAGCTCATGCGGCTTGAGACGGTTTGATTAGCCTAACGGGAACAGCTGCCGAAACATCTCAGCTGCAGCGAGCTGGGGAGGTGGTGCAGCAGCTGGACTAGCCTGCCGGCTCAGCGCCGGTACGCCTCGGGTTGGCGCCGTTTGGGGCTGTACGCGAGCCTGTGGGGGGGCTACGGGAGCTGGTGTGGGAGCTGGTGTGGAATAAGTTTGCGACTCCCCCACTTCGGGTTCTGGTCGCGCAGTAGCGGCGTATGTCGCCATTGCAGCAGGCGTGGTTATTGCGCGAGCGATTATTTTTGCTTGTGCATCATTAAGAGCTTCACCAGCCATCGCCCTTTCAACAAGTTTTATCGCCAAGCCAGCCTGCGGTCCGCGAGTTGTCACCAGCACCCTAGCAATCTCATCGTAGATTCCCATTCGGCGAAGGGCCCTAGCCTCTGCAGTAGTTCCGGTCATGACAGCGGTAAGCCGTTTAATGGCGTTGATTGGCCCAGCTTCAGTCCCCTGAGTAACAAATGTTTCTAGAATACCCGGTGCAAGTATATCGTCAACTTGCCCCTCAATAGCCTGCCTGCGCGCAGTAGCGGAGTTTCTGGCAACAGCAGCTCGTAGCTCTAACGCAACAACCTGCTCATCAAGCTGCTTGTAAAGATTGTCGGCAGCGGATTTTCCAAGCAAAACCTCCATGTTTTCGCGCATCGCACGACTGCGAAGCTCGTTTGCCATTTTTTGAAATTCTCTAATTTCAATGTTTGAGTCTGACGCCACAGCGTTAACATTTGCCAACCTTTCATCAATGGCTGAGCGTAAACCAGCTTTTGCCGCGTCCCTCTCGGCTTTGCTTGCACCCTTAAGTCCATCTCTGACCATTTCTCGAGTGGTTGACGGAGCTAATATGGATGATCCCAAAAGGACAGCATTAGAGCGATTAATGGCATCGGCAGCAGTGTCTAATGCAACGCCATATGCTGGAACTTCATTACGCAACGTCTGTCTGATATCGCGAGCTAGGTTTTGAGTTGCGCGACCAAGCTGCGTTGTGCCACCGAGTTTGCCAGCGGCATTTTGTGCGTCGGCAACATCCCCCAATGCTCGGGTAATGTAATCAAGCTGACGAACGTCTGGCAGGCGACTAAACGTAATTGACCCATCAGCAGCTATGTCTGCAAGAATCTGTTCGCTTTGAACACCCTCGATGCGCATCAAATTATTCGCTTGATCTATAGCAGACTTAGGTACACGCCCCATAAGGTTTTCAAGGTGCCTACCTCTGCGACCAGCGTAGTTAATGGGCTGACTATAGGCATCCTTATAGGTAAGATCTCGCGACAAAGAAGTTTCTTCACGGATGTTCCTGCGCAGCGCATCAGTGCCCTCTGGCGATCCCAGCGTATCGTCAAGCACTTGATTCATGCGAGCCCCAGACTCTACTGCGCGAGCGTCTACAGCTTCTCTAGCGATTCTGGGCGCAGTGCCCCCAGCTGTTATGCTCACATCCAAAAGTTGTTGTGTGGCTGGTCCAGCATCCGCCAGCATGGATGTGGACCCGGCGCGCTCTAAAGCCCGCGAAGCTGCTTCAAGATCATCGTTCTTCAGAGCCGTGCGCACAACTTTTGCGGCGTCATTTGAGATACCCAACATGCGGGCTATTTCTGGCACTGCCCGACCTTTAAAGTTTTGCCATGCGTATTTAATACCAGCCCCAGCAAGTGGAATCGCCATGCTGATTGGAGCACCTAGCAGCCCATATGTGCCACCCTCAATAGCCGATTCTGTTCGACTGCCCTCTTCGCCTCTACCAAACCCGCCAATAAGCCCCTCAGTGACGCCCGCCAAACCTCCAACCAATCCGGCGCGCAAGGTCTGTCCGCCAAGCGCAGGCGCGGCGGCAACAAAGGTCGGCACCGATGCAGGGGTGGCAGCGAGGATCGCGGGTATAGAAGCTACTGCGCCTGCGACTTCAAGCCCAAGCGCCTGACCCGGCCTTTCTTCGCGCACGGCCTCAACAGCCCTACGAGTACGATCTACAGCTTCTGGACTTATTGCAGCAGCCAGCTCATCAGTATATGACCCAAGAAACGGAATTCCCTGCGCTGCTGTAGCCACCCGCGACGCGACAGGGCGCTCCCTGATTATTTGCTCGCTGATGCTGCTTCTAACCAGCTGTTCAGGCGTGGCGCCTTCCATGAGCCGATCTATCTCTTCAGGATCTGTTGTGGAGTAGCCGGCAGACGCAAAGGCCCTTGAACCGTCCGGCATTTGATAAATGCGCCCACCGTCAGGCGTGGTGTAAATGACCTGCAGCCCTGTTGGTTGCTCAGAGGATTGCTGGCGAGCAGCTGTTTCACGGCGCACTGTACGGTCAATGACTTCTTGAGAAGTATCTGCCGGAAACCGTAAAATAGTTCCATCAAAAAGCTCAATTTCGTTCATTGGATACGGTTCCCCTGCGAGTCAAGGCTGATAACGGTCGGCGCTGGCATGGTTGGCGCATTGCCAAGCTGATAAAGCCCCAAGAGTTGCGTTGAGGCAGGGTCGTCTTTGAGCACGCTTTGATATTGAGCAAGCCTGTTTTCGTGCGACTGAATGCGATATTTTGCCGTCTTTTCGAGCGCACCCATCAGTTCTTTAACTTCGCCTTGTGTCATCGTTCCAAGATCACCAGCAGATGCTCTGCGAATCAGTGCGCGTTCGTTTTCAGTAATAGCGCCTTGTCCACGCATAGCCTGCGCAGCCAGAAGCTCGAACTCTGCAAGACCCTGCATTGCCATAACCGTGTTTTGCAACATCTCCTGACTGTTTTCCCCGCCAACCCCGAGGGACTGGCCTAGTCTGGACACTACCATTGCCGCCGAGCTGAGCGGACCATTAAACAACTCTTGTTCCAGCAAAGGACGGACGTTATTCACCGTGTTAAGCGTGCCCAATGCAGCAGTGGCTTGCGTGTAGGATGCATCGAGCTGGTTGGCTGCATTGGTGCTCAAAACGTCGCTCAGCTTGCCACCGCCGACATTGATATTGGTCGCCGGATTCGGGCGCGTTATATCAAACTTTCCGGTCGTCTCATCGACCTGAACAATGGACTCTGGGGGGGCTCCAAGCTCCGCCAATTCCTCAGGCGTAGCCATCCGGAACTTAGCCCTATTCGCCAGCTCATTTGCCTGCGCCTCACGCGCCAACAAGATCGCGCGCTGATCAGCAGACAGGGCTGTATTGGACGCCAGAATAGCCTCTCTCTCGGACTGAGCCTGCTGCAGTGCTGCCAGACGAGCTCGCGTCTCGTCATCCTTCATGGCGGCGGCACGCGCGCCAAGCTGTGCGGGTAATGCCCGCGTGGCACCAGCCAGCCGAGCAGCTCCTGAGCCCCGCAGCGGCTGTCCGTCCGGCCCGACGTTGGCCGCGTAGCCAAGAGCCGCCTGAGCGATATCAAACAGCATCTGTGACTGATTCGAGCGATTGTCCGAGAGACCCAGCAGCTGCTGATATTCTGGAGTCAGCTCGCGGGTCCGGGCCATCGTATCTTCCGGAGACTGACCTCGTAGAGCTAAAAAGTCATCCAGCGGCGAAGATGCTCTGGTAACGCCCGCTGGGCCGCTACCTAGCTGAAAACGTTGGACCACCCCACCGCGCGCCATCTGCATAGGCATCTCAGCCGGGAGCGAGGCGATGCCCTCTGGCGGCATGCCCATCATCTCTGGAGGCATCATCTGCTGACCACCGGCTGAGGGCTGCATACCCGTCATCGCATCCATCGGCAGCGCGCCAACATCAGCGCCGCCCATCGGCAGTGCAGCAATGCCCTGCTGTGCAAAAACAGGCTGCAGCATTGCCAGCACTTCGTCGGGGGTCTGCTGGGCTGCGTTGTAGCCAACCCTGTCCGCCAGCTCTTCTCGGCGGGCATCGATAGAGCGGTAGTCACCGCGCAAGTTGTTCATCAGGATCTCAGGCGAGTCTGGGCGCCGGTCAAGGATTCGCGCCATGTCGGCATCGTCACCCTCTTCGACCTGTCCCTCTTTCTCGATCTCTTCCATCAGCTCGTCGATGTCGTCCAAGAATCCGGACATGATGCCGACGTTCTCGATCTCGTCGTCATCGACCATCTGCATTTTCTCTTTTGCCATCTTAATCACCTTAGAAGAGTCCTGCTGTTTTTCCAGCTGCGGCTGTGGACAAACCGGCTATACCTAGCCCTGCTGCGGTCTGCAGTGGGCTTGCCGAGGGGGCCGTCTGCGAAGTCATGGACATTTGAGTTGTCGGTGCGCCACGGTAGATGTCACTCATAAAGCCTAGTCGCTGATAGGGGTCCATGAGCTCTTGCATCTGTGTGCCCCGCATCGCATCAAGCTGCGACTGTTCGACCTGACGCTCTAGGCCACCCAATCCTGCGAGCATGCCAACATCGGCTGAACCAAGCTGTTGAGTGGCCTCGCCCAGCGCGCCGTACTGCACGCCTAATCCGCCCATCTGACCACCGAGAGACCCCAGTGCCTGAGCCTTGGACAGGTCAATGCCGGCCTGTTGAGCAGTCAGCCCACCGATCCCTTGCCCCAGATTGGCAAACTGCATACCTGCCTGACCCAGCGCCTGCCCGCCGGCCAACTGCCGCCCCTGCTGAGACTCAAAGCCCTGCATCGCGGCTTGCTGTGCCTGTAGGTAGTTCTGAGCGTAGTCCTGCATGATGCGCTGCTGCATCTGATCCTGCACGTTGCGCTCAAACTCGGAGCGCTGAACACCTTCACGGGTGCCCCCAAAAGCTCCTGCGCCCACGGCCTGAGCAGCCTGACCCTGACGGGCGATATCTGCCTGCCGGCGCATCTCCTGCAGCCCCTGCAGCGTCACCTCCTTCTGATAGGGGTTCATGTAAGCCTGCGCAGAACCCGGATCATAGGCTTGCGCAGACCCGAGAATTCCACCGATCCCCTGACCGATGACCGGCACTGCTCGGCCCAGCATGTCCTGCGCACTTTGGAACTGAGGCGCGGTTTGGACAGACCCCGCCGCCAGCGCGCCGCGCTGCGTGAGGTCCATGCCTTGGGTGAGGCCCTGTGCGCCAGCTTGGATGTAGGGCTCGAACGAACCGATGCCCTGACGCGCCAGATCCATCGCCTGCTGCTCACCGACGGACAGACCCGCCGCTTCAATTGCCGGCAAACTGAACGGCTGCTCATACAAACGCTTTGCCTCGTTCATCAAAGCAATCTTTCGTGCTTCAATGGCCGGCGATTCCGCCTGTATCTGGGTTACATAGGTTTGATCAGCCATTTTTTCGACCCTCCAACTTTCTCATGAGAGCATACATTTTTTTCGCTCCTGCTCGTCGAGAGCCGTTGCCCATGCCGCGCACGGCCTTGGCAGTAAATACGAACTCGCCGTCCGATAGCATCGCTGGGATGTCGTCACTGGTGCCGGTGCCGGGGCCGTTGATGGGACCTGTTTTGCGGGGGAACTGCTTGTCCATGCTGCCGCCCTTGGCAGCGGCTCGCGGAGGCGTGAACACATAGGGGCTGTACTGCGGCGCAGTTGCTACTGTGTTAACCCCGCCGTAGTTTATATTGTAGCTCGGATCTTTCTCCAGCAGCCGCTGCCCAGCAGTGCCAGACATGAAATCTTCAAAGCCCTCTGGCGGCTTGACCTCTTCTTCTTCAAAACCGCCACCCAGTGCCGCGATCCCAAGGCCGGTTATGGCGAGGGGAGCTAACTGTCTGAACATGTTAGGGGTTTTGGTGAGCTCTGCTAGCCGTGCTGCGACTTCTTGACCACCAATAGTGTTTGTTGGGAGCGACTGCAGCTGCTCCAAGGGTATGCCGCGCTCAGCCGAAATCTGAGCCAGCGCGTCAGCGCGCGACATCGCAGTGTTAGACGGGAAATAAGCCTCTTTAAGCCCTTCTTTAAAGCCAATGCCGTCGTCACCGGGTGTTAATGCCCCTTTGATGTTTCCAAAGAAGCCTCTGGGTTCCGGAGAAGGCAGGCTCATCGAATCGGGAAGACTTTGGGCAGTAGGAAGATTAATTCTAAATTGATTTGACGATTGTGGACCCGGTTTCCCCAAGTTCATAATGCCGCCACTTGGCGCCGCCCCCACTGGGGGTGCTGCCTGCAACCTAGCCGCTTGGCTCGGATCAAAACCACCAGCCATCATCGGGGTTCCGGTCGGTCGATATACCGGAGCAGATATGTTGCCTACTTTGAATCCGGGACGTGCGTCTCCATAAGCAGTGTTTAGGTTAAGAACTCCGCTGCTTGGTGCCGCTGCGCCCGTGCCTGCTGCGCTCATGCCTGCATCTTGGTAGAACCGGAAATCGGTCTGTGGAATGGTGGTAGAGCCAAGACCCTGCTTTAAAGGGTCAAAAGCAGCGACTATCGGGGTGGGCTGGGGTCCAGCAACGGAAGCCCCCATAGGACTGCTTGGGGCAGGGGTCTGCATAGGACGTGTAGCGTCCGCCGCATCAAACGAGGGCTGAGAAGTGACTACCTGCGGCCCAGTGCCAGCAGGTGGGGCTTTAAACGCAGACGCGCCCTGCGTAATACCAGTCAGCGCCCCTGCGGTCAACGCACCCTTTACTCCCATCTTCAGCGAGTCTTTCAAGTTTCCACCGGCGAGGAGGTTGCCACCCGCCCCAGCGACAAAGCCGCTGACAGCAGAAACTGCTGCTGGCGCAGTTATGTTCAGCATGGAAGCTGCAGCAGGACCGGCAACCATGAACAACGCAGCGCCGATAACGATTTTGCCAACAGTACTACTGGCGAATTTTTTAACGGCTCTACCGATTTTTTTGAAAGCACCCTTCAGGGAGAAGAACTCTGGTAATCCTGTGCGCGGGTTTATTGATCCGCTGCCGCCTCTGCTGCGTAGCAGGGCCGCCTCTTGCGGCGTGATATGGGCCAGCATCGTGTCGCCGTTACGGCCTAGAGACGCAATGCCACCCTGTGCAAAACCCTCTAGGCCCATCGGAGCAGGGCTCGCCCCACGGATCTGGTCGATAGCCATGTTGAGCGCACCGAAGAAGGTGGCATCGAACTCAGGGGGGAGCAGGTCCTCAAGACCTTGGGCCATGTACTTGGCGCGGATGGACTCGTAGTCCTGCGGCGCATCAAGAATTTCCTCAACCATCGTGTTGAGCATATCCAGCACTTCGGGAGGCAACTCAAGCCCTTGTAGTTCCGCTCTGAACTCAGCGACAGTGGCAGGATCAGCTTCTTCGGCTGCGCCCAGCATCTCTGTATTGACTTCGCGGGGGGACAATTGGGAGCGCATTTGCTCAACCGCCGCGCTTTGCTCTGCAGTAGGCGCAGCAGCCTGCTCCATAGCGGACTGATCCGGAAGGGACATGATCCCTTGCATATCTTCAGACATAGACATAGCCATAGCACCAATCCTGTAAAAGAGAAAAGGCCGCATAGGGCCGCGCGCCGGGGAAGGTCGCGAGAATACCTAAAATTATCAACGAAGACGCCTTCGTTGTCCATTGCTACGACCGATCCGTTTCCAGATACGACAGCACAAACGTCACCGTCGCCACGCTCGATAGCACCTTGAGCACGTCTGTAGCTTCTAGGATACAGGGGACGCCGCTGAACACGTCCATCGTCTGATTCGTGGGCAGCTGATAGGTCTTCAGGAGCCGGTGTGCCGTGGCGCCTCCAGCCGGGTACAGGTTGACTGAAATCGCTGCAACTGCGGCGTTACCGTTGGTCACTCGCAGCGATGACAGCACTGCCGTATTGGCCGCTGGCACCGTGTAAATGATCGTTTCTGTCGTCGCGTCGGGTATAAGTGGCTTTCTAAGGTACTTGTTGGACATGCTGATTACCCGGCTGACACAAAGTTGATGGTGAGGATCACAGACGGTATCGCTGGCCGTGTGGGGCTTGTGCCGGCAGCGTAATGCTCAATATACACGTCTGCATTGTCAGACCACCACGCGATCTCCAGATAGTTAACCGCTGGGTCGGTGACCGTGAAAATCCCCGTAATTGCCGGAACGATGTGCGCCCAGATGGAGCCGCTTTTTCTTGCCGGTATATCAAATCTGGTATTACTGAGTGGGTAGTTTACCCCAGTGTCCTTGGCCCAAATCTCAAGCTCTGCTGCAGAGTTACTGCGGTTGGTCATCTGCAGAGTAAAGGTCACCAAGTACTGGCCGCTGCAGGGCACGTATATCTTGGTGTTATCCACCACACGAATGCCGTTGGTCAACGCGACAGTGTTATAGGTGAGCAGATTCTCGCTGGTGATGCCGGCGCTTGTCTGATCAACGTCGGACAGCAGCATTGCATGGGGCTGCAGCATGCCGTTGGATAACTGAAACCCGCGTATTCCACCAGCAAACCCGCCGCCCGCTCCGCTGCCCGCGCTCATCCACGTTGCTGCACCGGCAATGTTCTCGCTGGTGATCGGGGTGTAGGTTGTGTTCAGCTGCAGAATAATCTGCTCAAGCGAGCGCACCAGTTGGTTGAACTGCTCCGGCGTGTACTCTGCCGAGGCGTTGGGCAGACGGACGCTGGTGATCTTACTCATCGCAAACCGTCCGGTTGCAGGTCAACACGCAGCGTACCGTAGCGCCATGTGGCCCCCAGCTCGTCGTTCTCAATTGTAATCGAGATCTGTCGGCCACGCGCACGGGTGTCCACTTTGGTGGTCGTTGGCGTGATGATGTACGGATCAAGAGAGCTGGGGCTTGCCAGTGCCTGCGGGAATGCACGCAGCAGAAGCCTGATTGTCAGATCCCCCACTTGGTTTTTAAAGTCGGGGATAAAGCGCGACATCAACAGCATGTTGTCCCCGTCGCCGATGTCAAAATAGCCAGAGGTCAGTAGCGACTCCAGCGGCAGATTCACGTCGTCTGTGCCGGTCTCCTGTTGATAGATCAACGCCCGCCCAGCGGTCAGGCCGTAGATCGTGCTGATAGTAGCGTCGGTTGCGTCAGGCTCATACTTCGCGCCCAGCGGCTTGGGGAACGCGCTCAGATCTACCCACGACGTGCGTGCCATCGTGCCGATTGCCCATGTGTTTTCGAGGTAGTTGTACGTCACGCAGCGATCAATAAAGTCGCTGGTGATCGAGCAGTACCACCACGTTACCTCGTTGAACTGGCTGTTCAGGCCAACGTGGACCTTGGTCTTCTGCACTTGATTGAGGTCTTTAAAGACGTAATCCTGCACGGTGCAGGGGAGCTTTTTGACCGTACCGTCGAAGATGTAGAAAGCCTCGGTGCCCATCCAGAAGGCAAGACCATTCACGTCCACCGCAGCGTGAGGGCCGATGCACCCGCAGTTGGCGCCCAGCTGCTGGAAGCCGAAGGTGAAGGGTGGCCCAATGAACTGCTGCCCGTGAAGCGCCGTGTCGGTAAAGATTAGAATCTGACCGCGCGATCTGATCGCCGTAACGATACGGTTACCGTCCGTGAGCCGTTGGCCGCCAGCCGTGTTCGTCGCGCTCTCGACAAACTGCGTGATCTCCTCTTGATTGGAGAATCGCACAAACATGGGATCTTGCGTTGAGGGCGAGCCTATCGAGGTCTCTGTACCAAAGCAGACAAGATGCCGATCCGGCGTGGAGACCAGAGCATAGGTGCTTTTGGTAGGGGCACCGGAGAGCACGGTCGCACGGGTCGCGACACCGGCACTCAAGTCCCACAGGAACGTCTGACCGTTAACCAGCTGACAGATGGCGTCTTCGCCGAAGTTGTCGAACTGCCACACGCGTGAGGTCAGTGCCACACCCGTGCTCGAGGTTCGTGGTGTGCCCCATGTGCTCAAGCCCCACGTTCCGACGCCCCAGCCGAAGTCGAAGAAGTCCACGTCAGAGCCAATGTTGATCTGGTAGGCACCCACGACACTCGCACCGCCGTTAGCCGAGTCCGAGGAATTGGCCGCGACAGGGGCAGTGATCGTGTAGCTGTTTGCGTTAACAACGGAGGTTACTTCGTACTGAGCGTTGAGGATGGCAGCAGTGATATTGCCGCCAAGACTGGTAGCACCTGAGAAGGTGACAAAATCACCCACGATTGCGCCGTGGCTGCTGTCGGAGACGGTGAGCGTGGCAGATCCGGTAACGGCGGCAAAGGTCACTGCGCCAGCGGCTGTGGTTTCACGGATCGGAGTAATGTCGCTCCACGCGCCGTTAGCCCACACGTATAACTTGCGAGTCGTACCCACGATGACGTGAGGAATACCGGACAGGCTGGTCCAAGTGAACACCTCACTGACCATGCCCACCAGATAGACTTCGACACCTTCAAAATTAATCCAGCCGCCTATTTTCTCGGGCAGGCCATAACGAAACCGCACGTTATCGCAGTTCGTCCAGCCGCCCTCGGCACCGTATTCAGTGTTCTGTTTGTCGATGCCGGGGGCTAGATTAAGTCGAAAGTACGCCATCTAAACCCTTTACGACATCTTCGCAGGTCGCGTACCTTTGATTGCAATGCCGGCACCGCGCACCTTGCCACCAAGCTTTTTAGCTGCAGCTGCACCACCTGCTGCGCCGCCCTTGGTAGCCATACCACCAGCTGCGTAACCTTTCTTAGCCATACCACCAGCGGCCATCTTGCCTTTGCCATCTGCAGCAAACGCAGGAACTTTCTTGCCGTCTTTAGTAGTCATGGGCATTCCGCCCGCTTTCATCATTTTAGCTTTCATCATTTTCGTTCTCCGCATACAAGTTGTTGAAGGTTACATTAGGGTCCAGATACGAATCATCCTGCTCTGCACAGTGTATCCACTGGCTGGGTTTAAAGTCCGGTGCGCCTTCACCCGTAACCCAGTACGCGGGGCTCGTGACACGCACCCGGTTGTTTGGTAAAGCTACAATATTTCCGGTCCACTTGCCAGCATCGGTCAGGATGAGGACGTGGGTCTGCTTGTGCTGCGCAGGGTCTTCGGCCACGTCGCTCTCGGCGTAGTCAACGGTAAACAGATAGCGGCCCTTGAAGAACTGATTGTCGATCTTGCACAGCCACTGGGACGGTTTAGCCCGGTCGATGGAGATGATGCTGTGGTGGTAGGAGCTGCAGTCCCACGGCTGCACAAAGTGCGTTTCCATGCGCTCGGGCCACTCTTCCAGCGGTATGTCACCAACCAGCGCAGTAATCGGCATTCTTGCCCACATCGCACCGCCATGCACATTCGGCTGGCTACCGTCGTCGGCCTCGCACCCTGTGAAGATCAGTTGAAACGACAAGCACCTATCCGGCATCGTAGTAACCGCAACAGCCAGCGCATGGACGTACTCGCCGTGGTAGTTCTGGTGGCCGTTGGTAAATTCTTTTCGTACCCAGCACTTAAAGTACGGAATGTTGCTTATAAGATACATTTAGCCCCCGGCCAAGAACATCGCTCGTTCAGCTTCCCTGCGCCTGACTAAGCCATTGAGTACCTTGCCGCCAGCTTTAGTCCACTTCAGGAACTCATCTGCTGCGCCATCGTAGTCCTCACGATTGTACTTCATTCTTAGGGTGGAAGACTGCAATGACCCAAGTCCACAGTTGTAGCTGAAACTCACCAGCGCATCATGATTGCACTGACGATCAACAGAAGCAGGACATAATCTTCGTACTCCGACAGAATGCCGTAATAGATCTTTTTCAAGAAGCGAATCAATCTCGTCAGCATCCCAAAGCCTATTGTGTTCTGGTTTAAGTGCATAAGAGGCTCTCTCGTCTGTTTTGAGCCTTGCTTGGTCTGGGTACAGTACATGACCATACCCTATCGTCCAAAGCGCAGCAGGGCACCGGTAAGGGCTTCTATGACAGCCCTCGAAAGACTTGATTAGCTGGATGCCAGCCTCAGATATGCTCATTTTGAGAAGGCACGCCCCCCAAAGTGGAAGGAGATGATTGCACTGAGTATGGCCATTTCCTCAGATGAGAACACTAGCGACATCGCTTCAGCAAAGGCCACACCAGTGCTATACGCATACCAGATACCGGCAATGTCAACGACAACCAGCAGGCCCACGAAGATATAGGTCACGACTGGTCGTACTGACGCTCTAAGGTTGATCACCCAAGTTGACCCCCCTTCTGCTAATTTAGAGTCGTGTTTCCAGATTGCAAGTTTCTCTTGCGCTTGTGTCTGCATTGCAATCTGATCAGTCCGAATCTCTTCCACTCTAGCTTGTGCAACAAAGCCCTCACGAGCTAGTGCAACCTCGCGCTCACGCTGCATCGCCATCAGGGCTAATTCGTGCTTCTGGTCTTTCGTTTGTTGCCACATGTCAAGCAAACGAGGCACTCCCGCGCTTGCAAATCCCATCAAACTTGATATCAAACTCAACATAGCTGTTACCCCAGATTCATTAAAATGCCGATACCGAAAGCGACTATTGCCCCAACGAGGCCAAGAATCACAGTAATTGTTAGGACGTTAGCAATGAGCTTTCTCATCTTGCGCCGCTGGTTCTGGACCGCCCGTGTGCGCGTGTCTCTGATTTTGGTTCGATCCCGCATCATGGCTGTGTACTCCTCAACGCCCCATCGCCAGACAATCAACTCGCGCAGCTCTTTCTCCTGCTGCTCAATCTTCTTGCGAGCCAAGAGTGCCTGCAGGGCTTGCTGTTCAACGCTGCCGCTGGAGATCAGCTTTCTGAATAGCGGCGGGTCTTTGGCTTCTTCCTCTGCGGACTTGACATCACTGACTGCGCAGAACCACGTTCCCAGCTGGCCTGCCATGTCTTCCAATTCTCGACCTGCGGATATTCCCTTTTTTAGCAGATTAAACGCAGACGTGGCTATGGCTAAGGCTGAGACGGGATCAATCATTTTTCATGCTCGTAACGTCGTCGCCCTTTCGGACAGTGACTTTACCGTCTTCGACATCAACGCGCATCGGAGGTTCTTTCTCAGCGAGTTTAGCAATCAGGTGCTGAATGACTTCAAACTCAGGACGGTCAGGCTTTTCTTGAGTACCCGCAATGCCGTTCATCATGTTAATCAATGCGACGAGAGCACCGCCGATCATTGTCATCACAGCAGTGATAGCGCCCTCAGACAGAAAATAGCTGGAGCCAACGCCGATCAGCACGATAGCCGTGATGTACATCAGACCGTACTGGCCTATGGCTTTGCCTGCGACTTCTTTCGCTGTCTCGTATCTAACTGGAGTTTCGTCACTCATTCCCCGTTACCTCCACCAAATCTGCTCCACGCACCGAGCATCAGCAGACCAAGAACAAAAACAGTACCTGCACGGGCAACAGTCTGCCAGACGACTTTCTTCATGCCGCGCCAGTCGGTAATCAAAGAACGTAGATCGCGTACATCATTACCCGCGTCATCGTCGTGGAGGCCGACTTCCTTGAGGACAGACTTCATTTCCTCGCGGATGATTTGGCGTAGGGCTATCTCATCTATGTTCATTGAGAGTCCTCAACTAGCTTGGTAATTAAATCTACGTAGTACGTAGGGTAATCGCACTCTGCCGTCACTCGCACGTCGCACTGCTCAGGCGGGACAAAGAGCCTATTGGTATCTTCAAACCTGCCTGCTTTGATGCGATCTACCCACACTACAAAGTCAGCATTGAACGCCAATCTCGTCTCAGGCGTAGGGCATACAAAGTCGGCAATCACGTGCTGACTCGTACTCAGATCGCACAAGGCCCCCATGCGCCTAGCCTGCTCTATCCTGTCTGCGATGCTGAACCCTAAGTCTTTGCTCAACGTGGCCCGTACTTCATCGGCGTTAAAGTGAGCGCACTGTAGCTTTTGGGCTACAGCCCTTGCTAGTGTGGTCTTACCGCTACCCGGCAGGCCCATCACGAGAATCTTCATACCAGCAGCCCGTCGTTTCGTTTAGTGGCTCTGCCCTCTAAGGCTCGACCTTTGATGGTTGTTTCTTCTCTGCTCTCAAACACATTATAGGCGTAGACACCCATCTGGTGAATGGGGAACAGGTCAGCACGAACCAGCATATCTAAGGATGTACAAATACCCATCTTGATAACGTAGGACAACAGGTTCTTGGCAACAGCCGGGTCGATTGCATACGCATGAGCACGGCACAGGAAGTGGTAGTTCTCACCTTCAGTCGCGTGGGGAGGCGTAGCAGACACCTGCCAGTTAAGTTTGACCTGCTCGTGCGAGCCTAAGTAGCAGATCGAGTTAAAGACAGCGTGTTGCGTGTAGGGCTGCAACATCAACGAGTCATGCTCCAGAATCACCAGAGGCTTGTCTTCAAGTACGCACTTTGCCCACAGGCTTATGTGGGACAACGCACACGCTACTTCGCCACGGGTCAGGTAGTGATCTGTGACCTTAATGCAGTCCATGATGGCATTGTGGTGAGCAGGAGGTTTGATCTCGTCTGCTAAACCATCATAAGCGTCCCAGAACTCGTAGGGCTGGCCCACTTTCTCGCATGACACTGCACACCGCTTGGCTTTCTCTTCAGAGGCAGCGTTACCCACAACACGGATGATGTAGGCTTTGGATGGTGTCATGTCATACGAGTAGTTCAGTCTCACAGCGCATCAAGCTCTTCGTGCGTAGTGGCTGCGTTGATTGCAGTGACCTTGGTCTCGAAAGCAATACGGGCAGCGTCAACAGTAGCAGGGTTGTACTGAGTAGTGGGGAACTCATCGACCTCTTTACGCATCTCTTCCTGTACAACCTGCTGAAACGCAGCAGCAGCCTGTGAACGCAGTCCGCCTTTACGGTCTTCAGCAGTGATGTCTTGAACACCCCAGACGATCTCAACAGGGTCTTTGGTGATATCAAAGCTGTGGCCGGTGTACTGCTGACGGTTAGGTGTCACAGCAGGGCGTACTTCGATGGCTGACTTCCAGCCTGACTCGCCTTTGGGAGGTTGTGTGTCCCAGCACTGGGTTACTTCGTCGTTTACTATTTTTACAAAGAACATTGTGTATCTCCTGATTAAGATTTAAGAGCTAAGGATGAAGTGCTCATTGGCATTTTTGGTAGCTTCGACCACGTTGTCAACGCTCCTATTTGTACTGGGCTTGAGCGGTTCGCTGTGTCGTTGAGGCCAAGCCTACCGCTAGAACCAGAACCCCAGCTCCACATCGTGCCGTCGGTTTTAGTGGCAATGGTAAAAGATTGACCACCAGCTACTTGATACCAAGTAGTTAACGCCCCCACTTGAACCGGACTAGAACGGATGACTGTGTCGTTGAGGCCAAGTTGCCCGTCAATGTTATTCCCCCAGCTCCACAGGGTGCCGTCGGTTTTAGTGGCAACGGTAAAGTTGCTACAGCCAGCTATTTGAGACCATGTTGTTAACGCGCCTACTTGAACTGGGCTTGATCGGTAAACTGTGTCGTTGAGGCCAAGCTGACCAAAGCCGTTCCTCCCCCAACTCCAAAGCGTTCCGTCTGTTTTAGTAGCGATAGTGTGGCTGTTTCCAGCAGCCATTTGATACCAAGTAGTTAAGGAGCCTATTTGTACTGGGCTTGATCTGTTAATAGTGTCGTTAAGGCCAAGCATACCACCGCCATTATCACCCCAACCCCACATCGTACCGTCAGTTTTAATAGCAAGGGTGAAGGACTGTCCACCAGCTACTTGATACCAAGTTGTTAATGCCCCTACTTGCACGGGGCTGGAACGGTTAACAGTGTCTCCCAGACCTAACTGACCGTCGTTGTTACGCCCCCAGCCCCACAGTGTGCCGTCTGTTTTGGTTGCCGCTACTTGGTATCCGCCGGGAGCTACTTGATACCAAGTTGTTAATGCGCCAATTTGTACGGGGCTTGAGCGACTAGCGGCATCGTTGAGACCAAGTTGACCCAAGGCATTGTACCCCCAGCTCCACAAAGTGCCGTCTGTTTTAATGGCAGCTTTAGAGTTTTGACCGCCAGCTATTTTAGACCACGTAGTTAAGGAGCCTATTTGTACTGGACTAGAACGGCTGGTTACGTCGTTAAGGCCAAGCTGACCATAGGAGCCAGTCCCCCACGCATACAACTCTTTAGGCAACACAGGCTTCGGCCACAAGTTCTGCTTATTCAATTCCAGTGCCTGAGTCAGTGTCCAGATACCCGGCGCAGAGCCGCCCTCACCAGCGACAGGGCCGACAGTGACAGGAGCCGTTTTACTGATTATGCCGCCGGGATACTTTTGACTCACTTGACTCTCCTCAAGGCTTGTTTCTCACCAAGACGCTCTTTGATCTTCTCAAAGCTGGCAGTCCAGTCACCGAATACTTCCTGACGCATCAGGCGCATTGTATCGTAATAAGGACAGGTATCGCCTTCTAGGGCATATAGAAAGTACGGCATCACCGGCGTCACAACCCAAGTCTCTACGCCCATCGCCGCAGACAAATGACTCACTGAAGTACAGGAAGAGATCACCAGATCACACGATGCCGCAGCAGCACGGGTATCTTCCCATGAATCTAAAGGAACCTGCTTAACCCATGACGGACACGAATCAGCACCCTCGTCACGTTGCAGGGAGATGAACTCAGCATCTGCATCCTTGACTGCATCGAACAGCAGCTCATACGGAAACTTCTTGTTGTGGTCGTTCTCAAAGGCTGACTGACCCTGCCAGCGTAGCCCTATGCGCTTCCTGCGGGCTTTGATGGTCTTAGGCTTCGTGATGTACGGCTTACCACTAAGATCGTCTAGTTCAAGGCCCAGAGGCACAACAGCGGACATTCCCTGCACGTAGAAGTCATGGTAGATACCGAAAGACGCTTCGTGCTGGATAACAGCCGCCACACCCTCAACGTCCACGAATAGAGAGGCCAGTGCGCCAGTACAAGAAACAATGACTTTACAGCCACGATCAGCAATCAGTTTGGCGTATCTGACTTGGTGTATCTGATCTCCCAGACCGCCTTCAAGGTGCAGCATCACAATGCCCTTGCTCTTACCATCCCACGCAACAGTTGGGACGTTAGGCTTGGCGTTGCCAAAGACGTTCACAATGCGGCCACGGTCCAGCAGTTGATAGCCCTTCTGAATCTGGCCCTGACGTAAAAGATACCAGCCCCGGTTGTAGGCGGCTCGGTGGTTATCAGGCTCGTCCTTCTCCAGCTTCTGGCACAGTCTCCAGCCCTCTGCAAAGTCGCCCATTCTTGAGGCCACCAGTTGCAGATCAAGGTCGTGGATATCGGGGACAGTGCGAGGTCTTTCCAACCAGAACTCAGGCTGACAGAACTGCGCGTAGTGGTGCTTGAGTACGTCCTTGGGGCTTTGTTGGTGCTGCTTCTCAAGGACAGGCTTGATGTCGTGCAGGCCCGAGTAACCGTGCAGGTTCTCGTCGTCCTCTTTGACCGTAGAGCCGTCGATGTTGGCGTAGTCGTAGTCAAAGTCGGGCAGGTCAAGGAATGCGTGAATTCGTTGTAACTGAGCTTTGGGGTCGGCCAGCAGGTCTTCGTACTCTACAAACAGGAACGACTCAGCATCGTAGGCGTAGCCTTGTTGTAGGGTTTGGTAGGAGCCTTTCAGGTGATTCGTGAGTGAGCTGTTAACGAGGAAGTCATCGAGGTTCTCAGGCTTGGCTACCCGGACAAAGGACGCCATGCAGTCAGGGATAGAACGCACTGTGGCAATGATCTTGGGCTTGTGACCCAGCACCTGACCCATCGCCTGCATAATCACGGGAATCGGCCAGTTACGTGCCTTGTCGATGATTACGGGCTTGGGAACGTCCTCGTAGAAAGCGTCAATCACTCCGCGCATGGTGTGAGCCAGTTTGCTGCGATCAGGATCGTTGTTAACTAAAAGGTTGTCACGATGCCAAGCCGTAGCCAGACCGTCCAGAGCTGCGCCCAGAGCAGAGGTTGTTGACACGTGCGTCATTGGGTTCTGATTCAGGATAGCCGCCAGCACAGTGGAGCCTGATCGAGGTACGCCTGAGAGGAAGTGTAGGTGTTTGTTCATTGTTATCCTGTTATGAACCAATGACTAGTGAATTTTGCGCCAAAGGTATTTTTGGTAGTGTTGACCAAGTCGTTAACAACCCGACTTGAACAGGGCTAGAGCGGCCAGCAGTATTTCCAAGGCCAAGTTGACCACTGCCGTTATACCCCCAGCTCCACAGTGTCCCGTCTGTTTTGATGGCAAGGCTGTGTGATGGCGCAGCAGCAACTTGAGACCATGTAGTTAACCCCCCAACCTGCACAGGGCTGGAACGAAGGACAACGTCACCAAGACCAAGTTGACCAGCGTTGTTTTGTCCCCAACTCCATAACGTGCCGTCGGTTTTAGCGGCAAGGCTAAACTGCTGTCCACCTGAAATCCTAGACCAAGTTGTTAAAGCTCCGACTTGAACAGGACTGGAGCGGTGGACGATATCACCAAGGCCGAGTTGACCGGAGTCGTTACGCCCCCAAGACCACAACGTACCGTCAGTTTTAATGGACAGACTATGGTTAGTGCCAGCAGCTACTTGAGACCAAGTAGTTAACGCTCCTACTTGTACAGGGCTAGAGCGATAGGTTATGTCTCCAAGGCCAAGTTGACCAAAAACATTATAGCCCCAACTCCACAGGGTTCCGTCGGTTTTAACGGCAAGGCTGTGTAGCGCCCCAGCCGCAACCTGAGACCAAGTAGCCAAAGCACCGACTTGTACAGGGCTAGAGCGGTTAGCAGTATCGTTAAGACCAAGCTGTCCATATTGGTTACGCCCCCAGCTCCATAGCGTTCCGTCAGCTTTAGTGGCAAGATTAAAAGCTGTGCCAGCGGCCACTTGATACCAAGTAGTCAATGCCCCAACTTGTACTGGGCTGGAACGGCTAACAGTATCGTTTTGCCCCAGCATACCATTGTTGTTATACCCCCAAGACCACAGTGTCCCGTCAGTTTTAGTGGCAATAGTAAAGCCTTGACCACCAGCTATTAGAGACCAATTTTGACCTGCTACTTGTACTGGGCTTGAACGATTAGCAGTGTCGTTAAGACCTAATCTACCACTGCCGTTGTTTCCCCACGCAAACAACTGCGGCAACCCAGTCCACGTACCAGCGGCCACGGCCTGCATCTGAGCTTGTAACGTCCACACTCCGCTGTAACTCGGCATTTAGCACCTCAAGCCTGATTGGTTGATGTTCATGGTTATCCTTTGATGGCGAGAGACGAGTTTGCTGCTGGCATTTTAGGTAATGTTAACCACGTAGTTAGCAACCCTACTTGAACTGGGCTAGAGCGATTAGCAGTGTTGTTAAGGCCAAGTGCGCCGTCCCCATTAGCCCCCCAGCTCCACATCGTGCCATCGGTTTTGATGGCAAGACTAAAAGAACTTCCACCAGCAATCTGAGACCATGTAGTAAGTGCGCCTATTTGAACTGGGCTTGAGCGTTCAGCGACATCGTTAAGGCCAAGCTGTCCGCTTCCTCCGGTCCCCCAACTCCACGCCGTGCCGTCAGTTTTTATAGCGAGACTAAAAGTTCTTCCACCTGCGATCTTATACCAAGTTGTTAGCGCACCTATTTGAACAGGAGATGAGCGATTAACAGTGTCACCAAGAGCGAGATCGCCAGAGCTGTTACGCCCAAAGCTCCATACAGTACCGTCTGTTTTAATGGCAAGGCTATGATAATCACCACTTGCAATCTGAGACCAAGTGGTGAGTGCGCCAACTTGTACAGGGCTGCTGCGATAAACAACATCTCCAAGACCTAACTGACCAAAGTTGTTTTGGCCCCAGCTCCACAATGTCCCATCTGTTTTGGTAGCGAGGGTAAATTGATCCCCACCCGCTATTTGATACCACGTAGTTAACGCTCCTACCTGAACTGGGCTGGAACGATAAACAACATTTCCAAGGCCAAGTTGACCAAAAACATTATAGCCCCAACTCCATAGAGTACCGTCGGTTTTAGTGGCAACTGAGTGGCGAAAACCACCAGCTACTTGATACCATGTAGTTAGTGCCCCCACTTGAACTGGGCTGGAACGGGCTACAATGTCACCAAGGCCAAGTTGACCCTTGTTGTTAAAACCCCAGCTCCATAAAGTACCGTCTGTTTTAACAGCAAGAGCAGCACTGTTACCAAGAGCTATTTGAGACCATGTAGTGATTGCGCCTACTTGCACGGGGCTTGATTTGTATAGGGCATCTCCAAGGCCAAGCTGACCACTGTTGCCTTTCCCCCAACTCCACAACTGCTGCGCTAACGGCGTAACCGAGTTACTCGCCGCGCTAGACACACCAAGACCAAACGAGTTAACCGCCGCCACCGTCACCGTGTAGGCAACGCCTGTAGTCAGACCTGAAATAGTAACCGGAGAAGAAGAGCCTGTGCCGCTGATGGTCGTGCCGTCTGACGTCTTTCTCGCAGTAGCCACGTACCCTGTAATAGCAGACCCGCCCACGTTAGCAGGCGCGGTAAAGGTTATTGAAACAGACGTAGCAGAAGCATAAGTCGCCGTACCAATCGTAGGCGCGTTAGGGACTTCCAGCGGGTCATAGCCCGCAGAGATAAAGCCATTGGGTCGGCGTAAAGACATGAAACACTCCTTACGTAATTTCTTCCCACGATACTGTAACAACGACATCATTCGCTGCGCTGGCCGTAGCACCAATAGACCTGTCCTCTAAAAGATAGAAGCTTGTGGTCTTGTCAGTGATAATCAGCGTTGCGTCCGCAGGGACAGAGATCGTCGAGGCAATTGCAGTACCCGTCCCGCCCAGATCGTCCTGCGAAAATATCTTGATCGTGATGTCGCAGGCAGAGGAGCCATCGACGTTAGCCGCCACAATGGAGTTGATCTTAAAGACCTTGCCACTTGAGGCAGCATTACTTGCCAGCGCAGTCGCAAACGGGTCAGCCGTTGAGCTGATTAAATTGGTACTTGTGTTACCAACAATGTTGGTGACGGCAACGATATTGGGATTTGCCATTTGAGTTTCTCCTTACAAACCAAAAATTAACGAGAAAGCGATGGCTTGGCCTACGGAGGCTCCACTCGCTGCTGGGGTTGTTGATTGCCACGTTGTGCCGTTACTGGTCAGGACGTTACCGTTTGAGCCGGGTGCTACAAACAGCGGGGCTGATGTGCCGTTGCCCAAAATCACGTTGTTCAGAGTCAGCGTTGTCGCGCCTGTACCGCCGTTGCCGACAGGAAGTGTGCCCGTGACGTTGGTAGTCAGGTTGGCAAAGGTTGTAGAGGTAGTGCCTGTACCGCCGTTGGCGATTGGCAATGTGCCCGTAACGCCAGAAGCCAAACTCACCGTGGGGTTTGCCAGCGTGACCGCTGCGCCCGCGCCCGCGCCATCACTAACTATCATCGCCTTTGTGCCGGTGGCAATGGTCACCGTAGCACCTGAGCCCTGCGAAATAGTGATTGACTGACTGCCGCTCGTAGCGTTCTCGATGATCCAGACCTTGGATACCGTGTTCGGCCCAAGTGTAACGGTACGCGTTACAGTCAAGGACACTGCAGAGGTGATCTTCAGGTACAGCGAGCGAGTACCGTCCGCCGTCGCATCCGGCATCGTGAAGGTTTCGTTGGCGTCAGCGGCCATCTGCTTGGTGCCAAGGCTAAACGCATCAGCGATTAGAGACAGGTTGGTGTTGGTGCTGGTGCCCCATGTGCCTGACTCATCACCTGTGGTGATCTCTTTAAGACGCAGATCATTAACGTATGTCGCCATCTCGTAATCCTCAAGCTGCTATGTTTACTTCAACCCAATTCGGGGTCTGACTATCGTTTACGCCTGTCCAGTTCGGGGTCTGTGTATCAGGGACCACTGTCCATCCGATGATTCTAACTGTTCCTACGGTTCCTGTGCCAGCAACACCAGTGGGAAAAACATTAGCACTTCTGGTGTTTGTTACTGTACCTATTGCACCGGACGCAGCCACGCCAACGACTGTAGGAGCGACCGCTAGTGCTACAGCCCCTACGCTTCCTGTGCCCGAAACACCACTGACTACAACTATTCTTTCATACGCCGGAACTGCGGTGCCAATTTGGCCGGTTCCAACAACACCCGTTACATTAAGAACGGTGCCAACACTGAATGTTACCGCACCGACGGACCCAGTGCCTTCAACACCAACAGGGATGACGATGTCATCGACCTGTACGTCAAAGCCGCCCATCTCTCCGACGCCTTGTACGCCGGTTGGGATTTGGACGCTGCTGTAGTTTGTAGCTACAGTTCCTACCGCACCCGTGCCCGCAACGCCCACCGGTATTACGGCATCGCCAACTACAACAAGAACCGTGCCTACAGCACCTGTTCCTTCCACCCCTGTCAGCACTACGCTGTCTGAGACCGCTATTGTTATTGATCCTACTGCGCCTGTTGCGGAAACGGCAATCAGAACATTGTCGCCCCAAGCACCCTCGCCCCAGCCACCGTTGCCCCACGTAGGCCCGAGGTCAACAACTACACCAATGCCGCCCCAAGACCCTTCGCCCCATTCTAGGTCACCCCATGCTCGAACAGGCCCTTGGTACGACATGGGTTAGTCCTTACGCTATTCGAATAATCGCGGTCGCGGCTGCAGCAACTGGAAATTGAATTTGGAAGTCACCTGAACTCACTGTCTGGTCACCACCAAAACTCAACACCGCACACGCAGGATCACCTGTTGCGGTGTCGTTATAGATCAGAGCGCCAGAGGTAGTAAACGAGGATGAACTCCACGTAGTATCCGAAAAGTCACAAATAGCTGTGGTGCCGTCTGCCACTGGGGTGACGGAAACCAATGTATTGCCTCCCGTGGTGTAACCGCTGCCGTTTGCCAGCTCGTCCGTACTCAAGTTGGTGTAGCTAGTGGTCGCAGCGCCATACGTGCCGGAACCAGAAGCAGCTGCCTTGAGCAGCGCAATCTTAAAGGTGTTACCAGTGGACGCAGTAAAGTTGTGTACAGCTTTAAACAGCTCAACTTTAAAGCTGGTGGGCATTGCGGTTGTTATGCTAATAGGCATGTTAACTCTCCAGTAATTTTACGAGTTCCGGGTGCCCAGCGGCGCGGAAGCGGTTCATCAAAGTGGTGTGGTTGGAACGTATAGCTTGGTGCATCGCCGCTACCAGCACAACCCTGATCTGTTCACGGTAGGCTTCAGCCTGCGCGCGGATGACCGGGTCTGAGCTTCTGCCGATGTAGATGATCTTGTCCAGTGCACCCTCGGCCAGCTCTTCAGGCGTAAAGCCCCGACCCGAGACGGATGATGCCTTGATAATGCCTAGTGCTGCGCCGCCTGTTGTGCTGAACATGGTTATGGTCCCGGTGATTCAGATTTAATCGGTATACGAATCATGCCGTCTCGGAACTCGTCACGACGTCGGCGACCCTGCTGCTCAATGCCCAAGCCCTGTATTGCCAGCTTGTAGCTGTTGTCGAAGTAGCCAAGCATTTCAGCTGGACCCTTGGTGTAACTGTATGCCTGAATCAGGCATGCGTACAGCAGCGCCTCGGGGGCGTTCGTGCTGATCCACGTCGTTGGATTGGCCGCAGAGAGCTGCGCTGGACGGAAGATGTACCCTAGCTCAACCACGTAGTTCGCGTTGGGCGTTGGCGCAATGTTAAAGGTATCTTGATCCCACACCGCATAGTACTTCGGCACACCCGTCAAAGAGGGGTTCGGCCAGAACTCACGCATGAAGGAAGTGTCGCGAAAATCCAAATAAACTTTGTCAGTCCCAACGGTAATGAACATGTACCGATGCGTCAGAATGTCGCTGGGGGATGCCAGAAATCGGTTGCCGGTGGTCATCGTGCCGGTGGATTCTTTCTTGAATACGTCCAAATCAATGTCGCGCAAGATCCTGTTCTCAGCCATCGTGATAAACGTATCAATCACGGAATTGCTGAAGACGTTGGCGTCAACGTTGGTGTAGTTTCGGATATTTGTGACCAGCTCGCTGTAGTTCATCAGGTTATCACTATAGTCACTTTGCCAATGGAACCAACGCCCTGAACCGCGTTCTGCTCAGGGAAAGGCTGCATGTTTGTGCCGCCATTTGCGCTACCGATACTCTGGAAGGCTGCGTCACCCGGTAAGCCTACGAAAATCACCTGCGGCTCCACCCTGTCCGGTCTTGGATCACGCAGCGCAATTGCATCGCCAGTATACCGTAAAGGCTGCAGCTGCGGCTCTTTAGGCTCATAGTCGTCGGGGCAAACCATGAAGCCACGCCAGTTTTTACGCAATACTTTGTACGGGTATCGCTGCCCACAAGTGTCGCACAGCGCGTAAGAATATTTACCTGACGCAAATGCCATGTCACACCCCGAAGTCAGGCACTATGTGGAAACTGGCCGTGTCCCTATCCTCCAATGCCGCTCTTTGGAAGTCTTCTTCATACATCTGCTTCAGTGCGCCGGTTCGATCCGGACTGTACTTCAGCGACAGCATGTAGGCGAGACCCGAGGCCAGACAGGGGAGAAACCGGAAGTTCACGTCCGACGTATTGCCGTAAGCGCCAGCATCTTCAATGCGGCGAATCCGGTAGTACACGAAGGTGTAGTTCTGATCGGCAGAAGGGTACAAAAACACCTGCGGCGTGTTAGAGCGTTCCACGTAGAACTGTGCAGGTCTTGCCTGCGTCAGCTTGTTCGGCAGGTCCAAGTACTCCTCGCGACTGATGCGGTCGATGGAGACATCCTGCTGCTGCCCGGTTGTGGTCTGCCGGATCACCGCCGACAGCACGTTGACCGTGTCCAGCGGAAGGTTCAACACCCGGCTGCCCTGCGTCAGTGCAATCGTTGACTCCTCAATGGTCCACAGGTTCAGGCCACGGTTAGCCCAGTCCAAGAACAACAGGTTTAATGAGCGACGCGCAGACGATAGCTGGTAACCTGCCGTCATCCGCATGCCGCAACGCTCGAACGCCTCTTCAATAAGGTCGTCGATCTGCAGGTTAAAGTCTGTTGTTCCGGAGGTAGCCATTAATCACACGCCATCCCGCCTTTGCGCATTTTCATCGCGCGGCCCATAGCGTCTTTGCCTTTCTTCTTCATGGCACGGCCTTTTTTGTCAGCCAGACCACCCTTTGCCATCATGACCGGGCCAGTTTTCTTGCTGGTCTCAGAGATCATCTTGTTTTTTGGACCTTGCTCAACGGCTCCGCCGCCCCTTGTTGCTGCACCCATTCCACGTCCGGCCATGTTACTTACCTCGATTTCGATACGATTTTACTTTTGCAGCTACCTTCTTGGGTTGCTTGCTAAACTGCACACCCTTTGCTGTATCTGCACGTTTTTTTCTTGATGTTGCTGCGTACTCGGCACTGCTTAAAGCGCCAATCGCCTTCTCCGGCAAGTAACGCTCACCCGTTGCCTTGGGACCCTGCGTCGAGGGCTTGCCAGACTTGGTGCGCCACTTCTGATCGCCCCACGCCTTCAGGGATTGTTGGGGTTTTTTCAGGGCCATCAGTCTTTATAACCCCCACCAGAAGCCTTGTACTTCAGCGCCAACATTTGTGCCTTGCGCGCGGACCACTGCCCCGGACTGCCGCCCTTTCCGCCGGCCTTAATCTCTTCGAAAAGCCGCTTGCGAAGGGTTGGCTTCGTGTAGTTTCCAGCCTTGTTTACCGTTGATTTTGCCATCAGCACTTCCACCGTTTTCGGGCCTGTCTTAGCCGACTGTTCGGATCTTTTGCGGCCTCTGGGAAGTCACGCATCTGCCCCGCAGACCTCGCGCAGTAGGACTTTCGTCTCTCCGCTCTCTTGCCGGTGGGCTTGTCTTCCGTTACCGCTGTCTTGAGCTTGCTACCCGGATTGGCCTTGCGGTACGCCGCAACGCCCTTCTCCGTCATTCCCGCCCCTTTTTTAGTGGGGCGGAAGTTGCCGGATTTCACGGAGGTTTTAATCCCCATGCCCTTGGTAGCCATTAGGCAGCCGCTCCGCCTTCAAATAACAGCGTTACACTCAACACTTCTGCGCTTGCAACGTCAATGAATATGCCTGTTTCAAACAGGATACCCATATCCGGAATGATCACATCCGCGCCGCCCGCCGCTGCCGGCGTGAAGATCGTGAGCTTTGCTGTGCCAGCGGTAGTCGTGCCGTCTTTAAGCGCAAAGGAAGCTGCCGTGCCAGTGTTGGTGAAGTAAACCCCCACCAATCTGCACCTCCCAACGACCGCAGAGGCATCTGCAGTCTTGGTGACCGATTGAATATTGCTGAAGCTCATGCGATTTACTCCTTAATGAGACCCTGCAGGATCATCGCTTTTCGCGCAGCTGAGCCCACAGCAGGCAGCTCAACAGGCGCAGGTGTTTGTTCCTTGGTGGTCTTTTTGGCCGGTTTTTTAGCCTTTTCAACGTCACTCATGGATCACTCCTTAGCGAGTTTGCGCACCGATGATGTAGTCCAACGTGGTTGCGCGGGTGCCGGTGGCTGAACCAGACAAGCTCATCGCTGCCAACGCTAAGTTTTCGTCATCAGGGATGTTGGTGGTGTGCTGCGCAACTTTTCGCCCGTTAACAAAAAACGTCACGCTGCCGGTGCTGGCGACGTTAAAAGACAGCACAGCGTAGGTGTCATCAGCCAAGTCAACACCAGAGTCGGTACTGGTCTCCGTGCCGTTCTTCTCGGTTTTGCACAGGATTGATGCGTCACCGTCGTCCACTTGAAACACAATGCGGTCAGTTGCAGTCAACATTGCTTCTGGGTTAGTTGCAAAGTTCAACGTCAAACCAACACAAATGTCAGTCTGGTCAGCGTCGTTGCACTTCAGACGCGTTGAAAAGTAGATGTTTTTGTCTGCAGCAACTGCGAAAATTTCGTTGCCCTGAATCGAGGCGCCGTCGTTGTCAGTTGTGGCAGCAGAGGTCAGTGCTACTTCACCGCCGACCGTGTCAGCGACGATAGCAACGGCAGCGCTGGAGTCCTTGACCACAGTCCAGCTGTTTGTTGTGTCTATCGCAACACCGACAAAGTCATCAAGTAGTGAAAATACTGACAGATCGATGCCAATGGGCATGTCAGTCATACCAGCGAAGAGCGCGCTTGTGTTTGCGCCAGAATAGAGTAACGGACCGGAGTAATGAGTAGCCGACATAATGAAATCCTCACATGCGAGTAGTGCGCTTCAGTCTGCATGTCGTCCGCTCGGTCGGTCTGCAGCGCGTAAAGTGTTCCGAGAATGCGACATTTATACCAAGTTACGGGTGGCGGGTCAATGTACCGGAAAACCAAGCCCATAAATTGTTGTTTTCCCGTTACAATAAAAAGGGCCCCGAAGGGCCCTAGTGGGTCGCCAGTCACCTGACCCTTTCTGGAAGTTACGGAGTACCGGGTGAACCGAATATTCCGCGAGGATCAGAGAAGCCGAAGCTGTACCGCTCCCTTGCTTTGTAGCGAACGTTACCAGTATCGAAGTCACCTTCAAAGCCGGTTTTGATCGCAGCACGGTTAAACATCTTCATGCCGTTAGGCGCATCGGTCTTGATGAAGAACGCATCTGGATCGACGAGGAAGTGGTTAACAGTGTAGCCCTGCGGAACCATGCCCATGTTGCGGATCGCGTTAATGTCGTTATCCGCTGTGCCTACGCGCAGGGTTGACTTCATGATGCGGTCCGCAGTGAACTGCAGCTCTTTCGGGATGATCAGCTTCAGACCCTGAATCGCAATCTTCAAGCCGCGCTCATCAGTGAAGGCAGCGATGTCGATCAACGCCTGCTCCAAGGAGGTTTCAGAGAGGTCTGCCGATACAGTCAGCTCGTTACGCAGATCCGGACCGCTCAACGCGGGGTGATCTGTCGCACACAGGGGCTTGCCGTCGCCACCGATAGAGGTGGTGAATGCACCGTTCAGAATAGCAGCTGCTTTGATCTGCTTGGTCTGAGCCATTGAGCGAGCCAGAGCCTTGGTGTAACGCACAGACAGACGGTCGTAGAGGTTGTCTTCTACGGCTTCTTCGGTCAGGCTGAACGCCAGAGCAATGGTTTCGTGGGTGTAGCGAGCGGTGTAGACTTCTTGCGCGTTGTCGTACTCGACACCCGCGCCTTCAGACTTCACGGGTGCTTCGCCAAAACCGGAGAGCATAACTTCTTCTTCAAATGCGCGGTCAGAAGATTCGATTGAATAAATCTCCGTGTGCTCATTTTCGTAGTTGTCGTACTCCATACCAAACAGAGCGTTAAGACCCGGCTCAAGTTCGGCGACTAATTGGGAACGAGAAATAGCCATGAGTTAGCTCCTATTATGGCGCAGTATTAG